TAATGTACCTGCAGGTAAATTCATAGTTACAACACCACTTGTAGTGTTTACAAAATAACCTTCACCAGCTACTGCTGTGAAAGTAGAAGTTTTTACTGCTTGCCATGATGTACCACCTGATACTTCAGCAAAAGATAATTGACCAACTGCTGTTGTACCTGAACCTGTAATACTAGCTACTTTTAAAAATCTATCTGCTGTAACATTTCCAGTGGGAAATTTTAGTGTATAGCTTTGAGATGAGCTGTGTGGAGGTGACTGTAATTTAATTCCGTGACTGTTAGATTCACAGTTAAGAACGAGAGTACCTGGGTTTGTATTACCTCCTACAACAACCGTACCTGTTCCGTTAGGTGTTGCAGTAATATTACCGTTGGCTGCATCTGTAATTGTAATGTTACCAGAGTTTGTACCACCATTTGTATCTAAAATTAAATCGTGTGCACCACTTGAGGTTAGTGTTGCGTTTGCTGCCCCTGTACCAATTTGTATTTCACCAGTTCCTTTTGGTCTTAATTCTAAATTAATATTTGAATCATCTCCAACTGCACCAATCTCTGGTCCTGATCCTGTTGCAGCATTTGTTATATCAATGTGGTTTACCGCAGATCCAGTTGTTTCAAATATTAATTGTTCGTTTCCACTTTCATCTCTGATACCGTGAGCATCATCGAAGTCTATCATGAAAGAGTTAGTATCTAAGTTACCACCTAATTGTGGTGTAGTATCATCAACTAAATCACTAGCTAAAGATATTGTAGAAATGTTTGGATTGGTACCATCATCTGCTTTTGCGTATGCAATTACAGTTTTACCATTTGTAACTGTAGCAGAAGTTCCTGTTCCTGTTGCATATTTAAATACAACATTTTGAGATCCTGATGTTGCATTTTTTAAAAAATAAAAGTTTTGTACATCTAAAGGTATTGTAACATTTCTAGATGCTGTAAGTGATCCTGTAAACTCTATAACTCTGTGTGCAAGAGTTGCACCAGTTGAACCATCGGATACTGAAAGAGTTGTGTCTCCTGAATCAGCGACAGCTTGAGCTGTATAACCGCCAGATATTTGTTCTACGATTTCTAAGTTTGTATTTGTTTTTGTACCCCAAGTTCCTGCGTTTTCACCAGTTGCTTGTTTTTCTATACCCAGAGGGGTGTATGTTGATGCCATAAAAAATTCTCCTACGCTGCTACATCGTTATAACTGGTATTTGATCCAGTTGCAACATCCGAATATGAAGAATTCGAACCCGTTGAAATATTACTATACGATGTATTAGAACCAGTGTCAACATCGCCATAAGCAAATATGTCTACAGTTCCTATACTAAACGCTGCAGATTGTCCAGTTAATCCTACTGTAATATCTGTTAATGAAATTGTTCCTAAACTAGCACTAAATGATATTCCTGTTAATCCTAAACCTTCTTCTACAGTTAAAGACCCCACACTAGATGTCATACTAATTCCAGTTGGATTAGCAACAGCACCACCTAATCCAACTATAGAACCAAGAGTGGTTTCCATAGATAAACCAGAAATAATAACTGTATCGTTCGGTACAGTTATTGAACCTAAAGTAAACGTTGCTGCAATACCTGTTAAGTCTGCTTCTTGTGAAGAAGATCCGATTGCAGTTCCTTGTGTTAAAGTTATTTCTTGACCAGAAATAATTACTGTATCGTTTGGAGCAAATGCAGTTCCTTGAGATAATGTAAGATCAAGACCTGTCATTCCGACAGTCATGTCAGCTACAACTGGTGTGCCTAACACTGCGGTAACTTCTTGACCTGTTAGGCCCATAGTTACATCGTTCACGGTTAATGAACCAACTGAGAATGTTGCTGATAAAGTTGTATCAAGAACCACAGGAACAAAAGCTTCACCCTGTGATAGTGTTATTTCAAAGCTTGTAGGTGTTATAACTTGATCAGGAACATCAACTGAACCAAGGCTAGTTGTAATTTGTATACCTGTTAAAGAAATTGTTTGATCTGAAAGATCTCCCCAGCCACCGTCACCACTCCACGCTTGAGCACCCCAACCTGTTTTTAAAGTTGTATCTTCATTCCATTCAGCTTGGCCCCAGGTGAACCGTCCCCATCCTGAGTTTACCGACATGGTCGGCCTCCTATGCTAATCTGATTATTGCTGCTGTAGCGTCGTTTGCAGGAAACTCAATTTTAAAAGTTCCATTACTTGCTGTTTTGTCACCACCGAAAGCAATAATTGCTACAGAGTCAGTTGTGCTTGTTCCTGTTCCTGTAGTTGTATTGTAAATCATTGCACCGTTTGCAGTGAAAGAAGCTGACGAATATGTAACATCACTAAAATCTGTAAATGCTGTTGTTCCTGTTAAACCAACTCCTGATCTTGTAAGAGTTGCACCTCCAGCTGTGTAAGCTGTTCCTGATGTGTTTGTAACTTCATTAGAAGTTGAATAATCTGTTGTTGCTGCACCCAAAGAAGCTGAACTTGTAAATAATGCTAATTTAAAAGTATCACCGCCAGATGATGCAAAATTGTGCTTACCTTGTAAAAGTTCTTGTTTAAAACTTGAACATATTGCCGATGTTATTGCCATAATTTATTCTCCTACGGGTTTGCCGAGTTTATTGGTATTCTAACTGCGCCGTCTGTGTAGTCGTCTCTTCGTCTTCTACCTACTTGCTCGTTAGCAAACTTCTGTACCTCTTGTTTATATTTATTTTCGTAAAGTGTCAACATATCTATTGGACCTTTTAAAAATCCATATGTTTCTGATAAACAACAATATAATAGACCATTTGGAAAATTCATACTAATATAATTAGTCTGATTGCTAGACTCTAAAGTGTCTGGCATTTTATTGTAATGAACTCTAAATCTATATGTTGTATTTGGTGTTGGTGATAAAAATATTCTACCTGATGTAGTGTCTGAGGCTCCAGTTGCACCACCAAATGAAGCATAATATTTAGGTTGACCTTGGGCTGCTGACGTTCCCGTTATATCTTGATACTCTTGAAGATAGGTCATATCTTTTTTCTCTAGCCATCTGTTAGCTCCTGTAATAGCAGATCCCGCGGTATCATAGACTTGTATACCTCTAATAAATAAACACCCTGCAGGTGCATTTATAGATTCTTGTCCTGCCGCAAAATTACCTAATTGTTGTTTTCTATCTGCATCAATAGGTACATCTCTCATAATTCTATATTGAGAATTAAGAATTATATTTTCTAAAATATCTGTAGTTAAAACATTAGAATCTGTTTCAGTGTAATTTCTAATCTGTGTAACTAAAGTTGAATAACTTATACCAGCCATTATGCTACTATCTCCTGACAACGAGGACAAGATTTTCTAAATCTTAAATGTCCTAAACAGTGTTCTGGTTTTTTTTCAGTTAAAATAATTGGTTCTTCTACTTTAGGTAGAAACCAACTTTTAATTTTATTAATAATTTTTTTAATCATGATTCTAAACTGACTGGACCAACGGAACAGCCATTTCCTCCACCTCTTGTTTGGCCCACTGTAGCAGTATTTGTGACTACAGTAAAATGAAAAAAATTGGTTAAAGAATAATCTGTTGTAATTCTTTGATCAACTCCACTAACAGTTTTATAAATACCTGTTGTAATTGTATAACCTGCTGATCTTTGTACATTAGATCCTAAAATACCATCAAAATTTAATATATTGGAAAATCCTGCTACAGGATTACCTGACACTCCTGTATTTGGGTTGTAAGGTGTACCCGTTCCAGGTGATGTAGTAACGGAACCTCTAAATCTATAAGTAGTTCCATTTGTTAAACCATGACCGGGTGCAAATATATTTATAATACTAGAACCCGCTTTAAAAGTTTCAAATGGATTATCTCTTAGGGATATTAAAACAGATGGTTCTAATCTTCCGGGTCTTACATTCAATAATGCAACACCATCACCTCCCGTTGATTTTGGATCAAGTTGTGGTTGTTTTGGTTCAAATTCTGAATTATGTACAAACGCACCATTCCATTCTCTAACCATTTCTTTATATGGAAATTCCATACCAGATCTGTCTGATATTGCTTTTGCATATTTACCTGTTGCGTATTTTGACATTAAGTTCCTGGGTAATAAGCTTTTGGTGTAATAAACGTACTTGAAGCTGAACCATCCTCTGCAAGAGCTCTAGCTAATTCATCTTCATAATATAATTTCATTTGTTGAACTAATTGTGGTTGAAATTTTTGTGAAAGATAAAATGCTAAACCTGCAACCATACAAGGTACAAATCTAAATGGTACATCTGTTGCATTTGTATAGTCTCCTACATCTTGAATTCTTTTAATGTAATAAAAATGCATATCTTTAGATGCATTTGTTGAATCTGGTGTAGGATAAACACTGATACTTACATGATCAATAAATCTTTGGACCCAATATTGATTAGGTGTTCCTTTAGAAAGTTTATTTGAAAAACCTGCATAAGTAGATCTATCTACTTTTGTCATTGGTGAATCTGATTGAGTTGTTGCTGTTCTATTGTTTCTTAATTGTGCTTCAAGGACATCGGATATTCCATAAACACCATTGGGATTTGATGTAGCACTTGTACCATCTGCAGCTTCTCTAAAGAATTTATACTCAGCTTGTCCTTCTACTAAATCTAAATCTAGTTCTCCTACTTCCCAATAATGAATTCCTCTGTTTCCCCATTCTTGAAATAAAATATTTAAAGATCTTCTAGCAGATTTAAGTTGATAACCTGCAACGTTTTGCAATCCAATACGTTCAAAAGAATCTTCTATTATTTCATCAATAGCAAAAGTTTTATCGAAAGTTGTTGTTTCCGAAGTAGTATTAGCCATTTATACTCCTACGATTCGTAAACTTTAATCCATTCACAAACAATTGTACCTGTATCTCCATCTGTACAAGCTGGTAAAACGACATTTACATCACCAGTGAATCCACTAGCATCAGTGTTTTTTAATCCACCAAAAGATGTATAATCGTATTCCATTTCACCTGCTAAAGTTTGAAATACAACATCTGTTGTTGCATCCCATTGCATTCTAATTGCATCAGCTGGTGCTGTTACTGAAACATTAAAACTAACTTTGTTTAGTCTTACAGTTTTGCAAGTTTTACCATTGTTTGATGCTAATGTAGAAACGTCAACTATTTTAGTTGTACTTCCAGAACTATCAGAAACCACATTGTAGTGAGTGATAAGTTTTTTTGATCCGTCGAATACAGTTGTATTTAATACTGTGTCTGCCATGTGTTGTCCTCCTTTTAAAGAGCGCTTGCATTACCAAGCGCTCCGAGTTTATTATTAATTACGCTGCAAATACAAACGCACCAGTAGTCTGAGTAGTCTCAGCTGCTAGTTGTGTTGCAATATGCCATGTGCCTTTTTCATAACAAATGAAAGCAATTTTTCCACCAGTAGTCAACAAATTAGTTGCTGCGTTAGCTGGTGTAAAAGTTAATTTAGTTTCATTTGCTGCTGAAGTGTCAAAAGTAACTTCTGCTGTAGCTCTTGATTCAATTACTGAACCAGTTGCCCAAACATCAGATCCCGCTGCATCAAAAACTAATGTAGCTGTTCCACCTGTAGTATCTTTTGATTGACAATAAACTACTACTGAACCTTGCGATGCCGCAGGCAAAGTACAAGTTGCAGCTGCTGCACCTGTATAATTTATTACAGAAATAGTGTTATCTGCTAGTGTAATATTAGTAGCTGTTGCTACATCTGCGATTGATAAACCAGTTAAGTCAGGCATACCTGAACTCATTCTAGTTGTTACTGCTCCCGTAGTTGCATTTTTAGTTGCAACTTGGAAACCTTTTTCCGAACGGACTGGTCCGTTAAACGTTGTTGAAGCCATAATTATATCCTCCTAGTTTCCGAACATAGTCTCTAGGCCGTCCACTATATGGGTCTATGTTCTAATTAATTTATATAGTAATTTAATTGTATACTAGTTTTGAATAGAGTGCAAGAGAGCCTACGGTATTTATGCATTTCAGCGATGTAGCTTTTGATTAAGTAGCTACAGAAACTTGTGGAGCAGCGCCTTCAACGCTATTTTGTCTGTGAGCAATAGCTGCTTCTTCCAGCTTGATCTCAGTAATGACTTGTTTAACTTTGTCATCAATTCTGACCATCTCAAGAGTATATCTATTATTATCAATATGCTCCTGTTCCCACTTCAACTCCAAGGACCTTTTTTGTTTGTATAGGTCTTGTATCATCAACAACCTCCTCATAGGTTATTCTGTTTACTCGGTTATCATATGATATACCAAGATATTCCCAATTTATACTTTTTTCTCCCAATTTGTCAAGGATCGATTGTTCTAGAGAAACGGCATCATCTTCAGACAAAACTTTAAATTTTGCATGATGATCGTAAGCCCATATATTTATTAGGAAATTTTTCATCTTCTTATCAATTTATGTTGTAAATGGGGCGATTTTTAGACCGCCCCATAAAATTTAATGATTACGCACCTTCAACGCCGAAGATACCTCTAGGGTCTGATACGCCGAAGCTGTATCTTTCTCTAGCTTTGTATCTAACGTTTCCAGTATCAAAGTCACCTTCCATTGCAGTTGTCAATGGAGCTCTTGTGAACATTTTCATACCATTTGGTACGTCTGTAATGATGTAGAATGCATCAGAGTCAGTTAAATAGTTATTAACTCTGTATCCTTGCGGAATCATACCCATAGATACGATTGCATTGATATCATTATCAGCTGTTCCAGTTCTACCTTGAGATTTCATTAATCTCTCAGCTGTGAACTGAAGCTCTTGAGGAATAATCATTTTTACTCCTCTTGCTGCAACTTTAAGACCTCTTTCGTCAGTCATAGCACCTATATCTATAAGTGATTGTTCTAACGAAGTTTCGTTAAGGTCTGCCTGCGTTGTAAGGGTATTTTGAAAAGTACCATTTAACGTAGGGTGAGCTGTATTAAACAAGCTAACTCCATCACCTGAATCAAATGTATCAGTTGATGGTAAACCGTTGATTAAAGGCTCAACAGATTTTACTTGTTTAGCATTACTCATAGATCTAGCTAAAGCTTTTGTGTATCTAGCAGCTAATCTATCGTAGAGGTTATCTTCGATAGCTTCTTCTGTGATAGCAAATGCTAAAGCTACAGTCTCATGTGAGTAACGAGCTGTGAAAGTCTCTTGTGCATCGTCAAATGCTACTCCAGAACCTTCACCTTTTACTTGTGCGCTTCCGAATCCTGATAACATAACTTCTTCTTCAAAAGCTCTGTCAGATGATTCGTTAGTATAAATCTCAGCATGCTGATTTTCATACCTCTTGTATTCCAAGCCGAACAGTGCGTTCAAACCTGGCTCTAGTTCTTTAACTAGTTGTGATCGTGATATTGCCATGATTGTTCTCCTATTCTAGGCTTAAGCGTCTCTAGTCCATAGAGTTGCTCTGTTATTGAATACAACGACAATGTCTGCACCAGCTGCAGCTAGATCCTCTTGATTTGGAACTTCTGCTGATCTGATTATTCTAAACGCTCTACCGTCATTATCGGCTTGAATGTCTAGAGTTACGATTGATGTGCCGTTTTTATGTGAACCGTGGTTGTTAAGATTGCATCTTCCAGCAATGTTAGAGTCAGCCACTGCTGCGTCTGCTCTTACAATGTATTCTTGGAAGGGGTTATCATTAACAAAACCAATGCCATCATTATTACCAGTGTTGTTGTTTGTTGCAAAAGTAGTTCCTGACGCTACAAAATTAGCAAATGTTGGTTTGCTAGTTGAGTTGTCAATATAGAACGCACCATTGAACACTCCTAGGATTGGTTGCACGTTTGAAGCATCCGCATCCCAAGAAGCACCACCAGTTAGACCATCGTCCATAGTAGCATGAGTTATATCCTGAATGTAGCTCGCATCTCCGCCAGATGAATACTGTAAAGAAACGGGAGCATGACTGTGGATATTTTTACCCAAGCCACTTTTGATTTTGTATTTAGACTGTCCAGACGTTGCAGGTGTATTCCCCAACGCAAGAGACATTCTAGCACCAAAACCAGTTGTACTTGTGTTAGCCATAGTTGTTTTCTCCTTATGTGCCTGTCTCCGAAAAGACCTCCAGCACGGTTAACGTTAATCGATGATATTTAAAATTACTTTTTCGTACCACCGAAGGTTACACGGGATTGCCTTTCAACATTGATAGGCATCCTACTATCCTGCTCCTTCATTAGATCGTTTTTTACTGCTTGATCACGGTCTTGGTGTCTACCAGTCATGTAATCTTGTCTTTGTTGTGCGATCTCGTTAGGTACCTTCGCAAGCAGAAGGCCACCGACCCCAATCACTCCCTTGTATTTCCCGTCTTCGAGAACAGGATAATCGCCTGCGTTTTCGACTTCTTCGGCACGAACTAATTCATAACCTTCTCTTAAACGTCCAGTTATATTTTTCGTATCTTGAAATCCTACGACTTCAGCTCTTATCCATCTATACCTGAATCCATCAGGTGCAGGGGGTGCATCTAGAGAAGATGGTGGAACCCACACTTTAGGTCTTTCCGACTTTGTTCGTGTTTGGCTCGCACGAGAAGTATTTTTATCTTTTTCCATTTTACGCTCCTTCCGTGTTTTTCAATTGTTTTGCGTACTCTTCGAGTGGCACTCCTAATTTTTTAGCTATTGCTACTTGTGAAGAAGTGAGTCTCACAGTTTTGCGACCTGGCTTTACGCTTCTTTGTGCTGAGGCGACCGTTTGCACGGGAGCTGTCGTAGTTGTTTCAGTATTACCAAATTTATGGGGAAAGTCAACTCTAATACGTTTATCAACTTCCACATAATACTCGTCAGAGCTAGGATCAAACCCTTCTTTTTCAGTAAGATCCTTATGTATCTCAAATGCAGTATAAGTCATCGCTCTATCACTACCAAACCAAGTATTTTTTGATGCCCAAGCTTCTGCTCTAGGATCAGGATTATCTGGTTGTTTTGTAATATCAGGTGCGTTTTGCACTTGAGAAGGTTTTGTTAGTTTATCCTCTTCTACTATCTCCTCTTGCCCTTGTTTTATTTGTTCAAGCTTTGCATTTTCAAAGGCTAAAGTTGCAATTCTCTTATTAGCTTCAACTTGAGCTTTAGAATCTCCAGTATCGATCGCAGCAGCTAATTCTTTTTGTGCAGCTTCCAACCCTGTTTGAATACTAGTCTCAAATTTTTTAACATAATCAGAATCTGTTTTCTTAAATTTAGATTCTAATTTTTTTCTAGATTCTTCTACACCTTTAGCATAATCAAGAGCTGCGTGTTCTCTTCTTTCAGCCTCTCTTAATTTACGAGTTAGTTTTCCTATTCTCGCTTGTACACCTTTGCTGTAGTCTTCTAGTTCACCGTCAGATTTTTTTTCATCTAACTTTGTTTCTCTTTCATTTTCAAATGATTTGTCTGTTTCTTGTTCCTTGTTTTCTTCTGGCTGTTCAATTACAGCTTCTTCTTTTGCTTCTTCAATATCTACCGTAACATCAGATCCTGATGTATCGATGGGTACTGTCTTTTTTTCTTCGTCTGGCATAGTTTACTCCTTCCTATGATTAAAACTCATGCAATATGTCTTCTGGACTATCTATTGTTGCTAACACTTCATCGTCGTTTAGCAGACGCATTTCCCCACCATCTATCTTGATCCGTGATCCAGCGTAACGCGCAAACATTACCCAATCATTGACCTTGCACCATGGACCTTTAGGATATCTCTCCTTATCCTTATAACAATCTGGACCCATAGCTAAAACTAAACCAACTTGAGATGCAACTTGTTGCCTTTCTAAAGTTGTTTCAGCTAATACTAATCCACCTTTAGTTTTATCTTTCATTTTAAAAGGTAAAACTATCATTCTCCAACCTGTCGGTTTTGGTAATTTTGGTTCTTCTTTTTTCTCTGATTTCTTTACACCAATAAGATCATTGTTTGGTGTTAAGATTGATGACTGTTCCTTTTTCATTTTGCTCCTTATCGTTTAGCAGGTTAGAGATTTCCTGTTTGGTTGCCTCTAGGGCGTTTATCTGTCCTATTATATACTGATACTTTTCCATATTGTCAACACCTCCTGATGTTACTGTTATGGATAGTGCTTCTATTCTAGTATTTATAAAATTGATTAGTTTTCTTAATACGTTTTCTAATTGCATTTAACATTTCCATCTTCTACGAGCCTGCCTTATTCGTGAATTAGGATCAGCTGCAGCTTTTGGAAATTTTTTCATTTGACCTGCACTTCTTGCACAGTACGACTTACGTCGGTTTGCAGCTTTTGATCCTGGCTTCACTTTTCCAGTCACGGCTGTTTTTAGTTTTGAACCGGGATTATCTCTTCTATATCGGGCGACCCCAGCTTTAGTCATCCCTGCTCCAGACTTTGTAGATCTGAAATACTTTTTAGTTTTTGGAGGATTTGTTCCTTTTGAATAATATTCTCTTCTCATTATACAAATGTTTTTACGTTGGTTGGTTTACCACCGGGATTACCTGCTGATCGTTTTCGTTTGACAGCACTCGCCTTTTGCCCTTTTGTCATCCGTGTGGCTTTTGCAAGTGGGACGCATTTTGGATATTTCCGTTTCGAGCCTTTGCTTCTCCCGCACGGCTGATACTTTCCGTTCTTCTTCGGTGCTCCAATGTCTACCCATTTTTCCGCTACCCATTGTCTTAAACCACCTTTTGAAAAGTGTGTACGCATTACGAATTCTTTCCGTAAGCTTTTCCTTTACCTTTTGTAGCTAATTTACACATTCCACCACTTCCGTAAGTAATACGAGGTGTATCCATCATCATTCCACCACCCATAGCTTTTTTTCTTTTCTTCTTGCCACCTGGTGTAACTTTGCCTGAACATACAGCTGATGCGTACATGTTTGCGTACGCCGAAGGGTACACTTTAAATTTACGCTTTGCTGCTGCTTTACCTCTAGGACATAGTTTTGCCATTAGATTACCTTTTTATTTTTCTTTTTAGGTATTACACCTTTTGCCATTAAAATATCTTTTTGAGTAATCTTACCATCACCAGAATGATCAGGGAACTTGGAACCTTTTTTAAGAGCAGCTCTACCACCTTTTTTCATGTTTACTAATTTTTTTGCCATCGAAATATCTTTTTCGGAAAATCTACCTGTATCTAAAGGAGTCATTTCTTTTTCCCCTCTTCTTTTTTTCATGATTTCTTTTAATCTTTCAATTTGTTCTTTAGTTAAACCTCCTTTTGATATGCCCATATCATTATTTAATTTTCTAATTCGATCTGCTGCAAGTGTAACTTTACTTTTGATCTCACCCATTCTACCACTGTCTGCTCCACCACCTTTGTTAGCAAACATTCTCTTTTTAGGTTTTTCTTTTTTAACTTTTTTCTTAGGTCCAAAAGTTTCCATTATTTTTGCAATGTTGGATTTTCTTTTAGATGGATTAGTTCCATTTCTTAAATTTTGTCTGTAATATTTGTTAGCCATTATTTTTTGCCTCCGTTTTTAAAAATCTGTGTACCCTTTATACCATAAATGCTCGCCACGACAAGGATCCATAAATTTGTAAACCATTTCGGGAGCTCTGAGAACATCTCGAAGAACAATTTTACCTTGTCCATAGCGGTTGGATCATCCGATACGACTGCCCAAGCCAAAATTACCACGGGCAAACTTAAAATTATCAAAACTGCCTCGTCTTTCCAGTCCGATTGTCTGGCCTCAAGTAGTTTTCCTTGGTAAGCTTCCTTACCTTCGGCCATACGAGACGCATGCATCAGTTGTGCATCCGACATTGCCATTTTAGTCTTCTGCTTGTTAGCATAAATCTTACTTCCAGCAGAAACGGCTAGTTTAATCGCCTGAAACCACATAATTATACTACTATTGCAGTTTTTCTTTTTCCAGCAAGCATTCTTTTAGTGCCATTTACCTTAACCACGTCGGGTTTAGCAATATAATTGAAAGCACCATCAGCAGTTGTCTTAGATCTTGGATCTATTTCAACACTTTGCTCTGGAACAGAACTAACTTTTGCTTTTTTATAGTTCATCATAGTTTTTTGCTCCTTGTTTTTTTATTAATCATCTATCATAACTTTAGCTTGTTGTACACCGCTCTTTGCAAGGCTAACTCCAGCTCTTAACTTAGCCAAATCTTCATTCTGTTCTAATTTTTCATCAAAATTTTCACCTGATTGCATTAATCTTGCCTTTGCAATATCGTTTTGAGATTTGTCATAGTCTTTTTTACGTTCATTTTCCATTGCACGTAAGTCAACTTCTCTAGATTTTAGTTTTAATAATGGATCATTGTCGAATTGAGAGGTAATCTTCTTTTCTTCCTTCATAAATTCTTCAGTCATCTCTGCAATTAACACAGATTTTCTAGCTTCAATTTGATTTGTTAGCATTTGTAACTGTTGTTGTACCATTGGATTCATTGCTGCTTGTTGTTGCATCAACATCATCTCTTGCATTTGCTCTCTGAACTCTAATTGTACTTGTTCTTGTGCCATTAGACTTATGTGCTCTAATATATTTTTTTGTATAGCAGCCATAAATGCAGGATTATTTCTAACCATGTTGGTTGACATGAAATTTAAGTGTGCAGTTATATGAGCTCTATGATCTTGACCTGGAAACGCTTGGAAAGGTTTGCCATTTAAAGCATTAATGTGTTCCATACTTGGATCCATAGGAGCGTTTGGAGCTGGTGGTGGTAGAACTGCGTCTACATTTTTAACACCAATTGCTTCATACATATTTCGATATACTTGATATAGATTGTGTATCTGTGGATTACTTGTTGCAAGTTGTAACTGTGTTTGTGCTAAACTAATTCTCTGAGACATAGAAAATATATTAGGATCTGCAACGGGTACTACATCTATTCTATCATCAAAGTCAGCTTGTTTAATGTTCCGTGCTCCACCGACAACGTCGTATGGATATTCTGGCGGTAGATATTGTGAAACAACTTTAGCCAATAATTTAAATTCATCTTTCATGGCTGCGTAACATCTTTTATGAATAGCACTCATGACCCTTGAACCACGTTCCAATAACGCAACTGTAGTTCCAACAGCCGCTGCTTGATTACCATCGCCCACTTGCATATCAGCAATAGCAGCGAACCTTTGACCAGCTTGAACTACAACACCCATTAATTGTAACAATGTTTGTGATGGTTCTTTGTATGGTAAAGGGAAAAATGCATCTCTTAAATTACCACCTGGTGCATCTACATCTTTAAATTCACCTGGTTGAATTGGTGAGGCTTCATCTCTGACTCTAACTCCACGTTGTTTAAATCCTGCTGGTAGGTTTGATAATGTACCCGCATCTAATAATTGACGGAGAGCAGAAGTTGCAGTTCTACTTAATCCGCCAATCATATGAATTAACCCAAAGCCATAAAATCCTAAACCGGGAAGAAACTTAAAATGAACAAAATATTGGATTTTATTTTTCTTTAGATCTGTGGGCGCATAATTTCTTCTTATTGCAAGAACTGTTCTACTACCTTCTTCAACAGTTACAATGTATGGTAATTTAATTCCTGTGGGTCCTTCTTGTCCTTGATCTTCAAAACCTTCTAAGTCTAAGTTTACATGACACTCAAGTAAAGTATATATCGTTTCTTGTTTACCAGTTTTCTTAGTCCCATCTAATTCTTTTTCTTTTTTCTCAACTGAGTTTTGTTCAACATTACTTGGTGGTGCAAGATCTACATCCACATAAAAACCATTTACTTGTTGTTTTCTCAATTCATTCTCTGACATTTTAACAACATGTATAACTGCTTCTGCATCATCAATTGAAGTTGCAGTGTATGGTACTACTAATTCATCAGCTGGTACAAATTTTGAAACTACTCTACCTAACGGTACATCATAGTAAATTTTTTTAAACGTAGAACCAGCAAGTGGTAAATGAAATAACATTGCATCAAACTCTTCTTCGTATTCTTTCATCTGATCCATGATTAAATAATTCATGTAATCTTTAACACGTTGTGATTGTGATTCTGTTTGTTGGTTTTTAACTCCTATGATCTGTGTTCTTACAGGGCCATCACTTGGTAATAATTCTTTGTAAGCTTGTGCTTGAAACTGTGTAACTGCTTCTGCAAGAACTGGGTGAGTTGCACCACTAGCTCCTTGAAACGGTTCCGTTCTATTCTCATATTTAAAACCTAATAGATCTAAACCTTGTGTGTAAGATTGTTCCCAATCTTTTCTAGAAGATTTATAATCTAAATAGTTACTAACCATTTCAGATCCAATTGGATTTAAAATATCATCTGGTAAAATGTCTGCTAAATTATCAAAATGATTCTCGGTTCCTGGTACATTGATTGCACCCGGTTCAAAGTCTAATGTTACACCACCATCTTCTTCGGGTATAACTTCTATCGGTCCTTTACTATCTTCTGGTTCTTGAACGCTAACTTCTTCTATTTCCTCTTGCGAAGGAACTTCTAGTTTCGTCCGAGTGTTCGGAAGACCTTTGTCCATTTCTGCCATTTAATTTCTCCAGTTTTATTGTCTTAACAGTATTATAAGTAATATTCAACCCTTGTGGGTTAGGTCCACGTAATGGTGGTATTGTAGTTGTTAACTTTTTCATTATTCGCCTAACATTCTGGCTAGTCCACCTAAAGTATAACCCGATCTTCCTCTACTTGTCTTTGGTGAAAATTGACCACTTCCTAAAGATGTTCCTGCTTTATCAGCAGCTGATGTATCAAAACCACCTCCTCCTGTTCCAGGTTTCGTGGTTCCTGTTACAGTTCTAGTTGGTTTTTTAATAGGAGTAATTGTATCTTTTTGTTTTTTCTTTGCATCTTCAAGTTGTTTTTGTTTTAGAAACATTTGTCTTGATGATATAGGCATCATATCAAAACGATTCATTGGTACATAATCTTTCATTATTTCAGCATATAACTCTTCACTAGTTTTGTCTTTTGCAAATGCTCCTTTAATGTTACTAAGATTGTCTCTTACAAATTCACCAAAAACATCTTTATAATTTTTTGGATCATCATACAGCCCAACTGCAAGATCACCGATTTCTTTTATTGCTCCTAATCCCGAAGAACCTAAAGCGCCCGATAAATAACTAATAGGTCCCATTATAGGATCTGTATACTGGCCTTTTCCTAAACTTTTAGCTAAAGCATTTGCTGCAGCTTGATGTCTAAAATCTGAAGGAATTCCTGATGGATCGTCAAAGGATCCTGGAAAATTAGAAGAAGTTATTTGATCTACTCCTGTATACTTATCGAATGCTTCCATACCATCCATTATATAATCTTTAGATGTTTCATTTACAGATTTAATTACATCAGTGACTGGAGTCTCATAGTTTTTTCTTTCTGGTGTGCCATCTTGATATGCAACACGACCTCCTTTACTGAAAAGATAACCTAGACCAATACGTCCACCGTCTGCTAGGCCAAGTTCTCTCATCTCATTCAAAATTCTTATAATATTTATTTCTTCTGATTCATTTGGATCATAGTCATCACTAAATCTTTTGTTAAAGATTCCTTTTCTTTCATCAGAAAAGTTTTTGATATATTCATCAGATAGTGAAGACATTAATAATAAATCCTTTTACGTTTTTCTTTTACTTCATCCACATAGTCTTCTGGATGATCTATTAGACCACCTTGTCTAAAACGCATGATTGCTTGTGTGGTACTATCCACCAAGTCATCATGATCGCCATATGGGAATGCAGCACACTCTTCAATGACTTCCTCAGCAAATTTTTGTTCAGGAGCCCATATCATACCACTTTCGAACAAAGGTGCAACCGCATTTACACGTGCATGCTTATCATTTCCTTTGGATGGCGTAAAGTTGACAACGGGGATATCCATCTTTCTGAGCTCATAAGTAAGAGGTAGTCCACTCGCTTTCGCCTCAACGATAACTGTTTCAGGTTTCCAATAGTCATATTGTTCAAGGGCTAACCTACGTAACTCAGGGAACTCGTATCTGCCTTTGATAGAATCGAGAAGAATAAGGTTAGCCCCTTCATCCTCACTGGGATAAAATACACCCCAAGTGGTGATAGCTGAATAATCTGCGGTTTCTTTTTTAAGAAACGCAGTATCATAAGATTGTATTACATGTGATAACTGTGGGATATAATCTTTGGTATAAGTTCTCCACCACTCACGTTTAAGAATTGCACCTTCTTCACTAGTTGGTTGCTGCATCCACTGTGCATTCCATTTAGCAACGGGTAGTGTTGCTTGTACTTTCTCAAGTTCATCTAGTTTCCAATATTGTGGCCAAACAGGTTTTGCTTTTTCTGTTCCTTGATCCATGATTGCTGGAAATTCGACCACGTGCCACTGATCAGCTTTAGCCTCTGTTTGATTTTTAACAAGCATACCTGTTAGATCTTTGGTAGACCAACGTGTCATAACCACAACTATCTTACCACCAGGTTGAAGACGTTGACGTGGACCAGACGTATACCATTCATAGGCTGACTCTAATGCAGTCTTGGACATTGCATCTTGCTCTGAATGAGGATCATCAATTATTAAAAGGTCGGCACCCCGGCCAGTGATAGCACCGCCTACTCCAGCTGCAAAGTATTCTCCGCCTTGTGCCGTTTCCCACCTACCAGCGGCTTTGCTGTCTTCTTGTAATCTTGTTTCAAAAATTTTTGTGTAGTCTTCACTGTCAATTAAATTTTTTGCTTTACGACCAAACCTTATTGCTAGTTCACCCGTGTGGGTTGCTTGGATTATTTTTAACTTAGGGGTACGGCCCACCATCCAAGCAGGAAGTAAGTATGAGGCAAACTCCGACTTGGTATGTCTAGGTGGCATGTTGATTATCAAACGATTTATTTCGCCGTTTGCTAATTTATTAAATTTGTCAGAAATATGTCTGTGGTGAGAACCTTCTACGAAATCAGGCCACACGCATTTTACAAAAGATAAGAAGTCATCCTTAGCCTTATTCTGTATCTTTTTTTCAGCGTGCATTACTTTTAGCTGCAAGAACTGTCTCCTTACATCAGAAGGTAATTTACTTATGTCTACTTTATCCAAATTCATTTAAAAATTTTTAAAATTTTTTTGAGGTCACTATACCTAATCAAAACGTTTTTACCAACATTAACAGTCTAACTCTTGCACCTAGCACCTAGTATTAGGATCCCTTTTAATTTTTTAGGGGGGTCGGTGTTCCGTGTTCTTTGGTTTTTGGCTTTGGCTTAGGATCCATTGACCAAGAAACACGGATCAAGAACCTTGATTTATTACTAGTGATAAGTGTGCGATATCAATAGTGATAATTAATCGTTATCGGAAAACCTACAAAGAACCAAGAACCTTTTTAATATCTTCATATCCTTGAGCCAATGCCCTTGATTTAAAACCCACGTTTAAAAGTTCATGGATCTTTGACCCCTCAAAAAGTTTGGGCGACCTCTGACTTTGCCCTTTAACTAGGATGAAAGTATTCTTTGAATGTTTAAAATGGAATGCGATTTGATGAGGTGAGAACGTAACCTTGTTACCTCTTGCAACTTTTAACTCTACTGTGAAAAAGGTGCCATTATCATTATAAGCCAATAGATCAGCAACCCCAAGAAGGACAGAATTTTCAAGTCTAATCCAACTAATTTCAGATATATTCTTTTTGATTTCGTGATAAAATTTACTTTCATTCTTCATTATTATTTAAGGTGACACTTACATTTAAAAAGAAACAATTTCAAGTTGAAAACACAATATCTTGTGCCTGGAAATTAGGACCTACTATATGTAGTAAATTCAAGAGCTATCGAAAATTATTCAATTATTGACTTGATTACTCTTTATTATCCTATAATCTCCTTGATATGAATAATATAAAAAACAAAACGAAAGAAGAAACAATGACTAAATATATATACAACAAAGACAGTTTTGATAATGCTTTAGAGGTTTCAAATTATCCTTGGGGTTTTAGATTAAAAACTAAAAGAAGAACATGGATTGAAACAAACAAAACAAAAGGCGACAGAGTTTGTTTTTGTACTTTAAATCCTAAAACTAATAAATGGTGTGCAGTTAAAAAATCAACATATAATGCAGTTGATGTTTTATTTATAGACGAGAATGAACACATCAAATCAATTGGACTTTGGAAATATGGAACAACTGAAATTGATCTTGAAAGCTTTCTTTTTAAGATTGATTATAATTCTTTAAGTTTGTTGCAAAAGAAACAGATTGAGAGAATTAAAGCAGTAAACAAAGTAATGGAGAAAGTTTCTTTTAAGGTTGAAAAAGTTTCTGAATATAATCTTTCCGACCCTCTCGACCTAATAAGAATGAGAAGAGAAAACAACTCGGAAGAAACTAAAAAGAGAGAACAAGAACAAAATCAAATTAAAGGTAAAATTGTAAATGCTATCAATAACACTTACAATCAAAGTTTGATTAAAAACAATTTGAAATAGATCGAAACCCCCTCAAGGGGGTCTTGAGGTTAATCCTCAACTGATGAGATCAGAAACAAAAAGGAGAAGATAAGATGAATATAAAAGAGTTAATAAAAAACAATAAATATATCTGTAATTCAGATAATAAAAATTATATGGAAATTACAGAATTCAAAGACAATAAAATTTCTATATGTCCTCAAGGTGGGGGATTTGTTAAATCTATAGATATAGACAATGGAAAGTTTATTGATGATGTTGTTAGTGAAAAAATTAAATTCACCAACGATATGCCAATGAGATGGAAAAAGGTAAAATTATTTCATGATCATTGGTTGTCAGATAGTGTAAATGAAAACGGAGAATATACTATTGAACATTATATTGAAGGATATGTGACTAATCATAAATGGAATGGATGGTCAATTCCTATGGTTGAACTAGACCAAATTAAAAAGTTTAATCAAATTCAGAAAAAAACTATGGATTGTGAACCTACATCAATCTTTAAAATTATTGATGATGAAAATATATCTATCAGAGATTTTAACGAAGATGAGATAATCACACTTGAAAGATCTGAATTTAGTGTGAACGGTAAAACAATCAAAGCTTTTGATGTGTCACTTGGTTGGACTTGGTCAGAAGAAGAAATAAACAAATAGAAAGGATAAAAGAAAATGGTAAAAATAATAACTAATCAAAGTGGGGCGAAAGGTTTCGTCTGTCAAGGTCAATTTATAACAGACCCTTATGTTACGGAATGCATGAGATCAAATGTTGATCCAAAACAATACTATGGTTTGAATGATGATGAATTAATTCATTTTAAACATTTAGAACCATTAAAAGAAGAACCACAACCAAGTTATGAAGAATTAGTGAAAGATTTAAAAGGAATGAAATTTTTCATTGTTCGTTGGAGTGGCGATGCTTGTGACCATAATGAACTATTTGATAAAAAATGTGGTTGCCATACATCAAACAGAGTTGACGATCCAATTAAATTTTTTAATGAGTATCAATATGACAATGACACCATTAAAGATTTAAAAGAAATGGAACTTGGAGAAAAATATCAAGTTGATGAAATGATGCAAGACATCGAAATAATGAGGGTCGAATAGAAAGGAGCAAAGATATGAAACTAACTAAAAAAGAAAAAGACTTTTTAACTAATTGGTTATTAGATGATGTGGATATTGCACAAAAAAATTATGATGGTTCATCTAAAACTATTATTAAAATGTTATTATCAATAATAAAAAAACTAACGGAGGGTAAAAAATGAAAAATAAAAAAAATGAATGGGAGTGGGAAAGTCTTAAAATTGAGATCAAAGACCCAAACGGAAAAATACACACTTTAAACAGTGGGGATTTAGGGGACTTTTGTTTGAGTGCTTTATTTGATGAACTAACAACTTATGTAAAAGAGAAGAAAGGAGTGTTGAAATAATGGAGTGGTTTTTTATTGCGACGGTAATTGTATTAATAATATTAAGATTAGTGGGAGATAAATAATGGAGTGGTGGTATGTACCAATGATTTTGGGTGTAGGTGGTTTTGTATGCCTATTAATGATAATTATAGTCCATTTAATTGAGGATCTGTAATGAAGAAAATTATTGATTTTACTATTAATAGGACTATAAAGGACTTAGAATGAAAAAAAACTTACCAACTCAAGATAATGTAAAATGGCTCATGGAACAAACTTTGAGAAATATTTTGAGTTGTGTGGGTGGAGTGTATCATACTAAATATAAATTAAAGTTAGAAAGGAAGAAAAAAAATGGAACCAATAACAATAACACTTAAAAGAGCAGTTTTCATAATCAAGCAACATGGAAACTTAGATGAGTTGGAAGACTTTTTTAAAACTTTAGGAAGAAAAAAAGTTTACAAAACAAAAGATGTAAAAAGTTGGTTGGGGTATTGATATGAAAATAAACCATAAGGAAGTTAAAAAATTAAAATCCTTTTGTGGTGTAGAGTTGAAAGGAAATGAAACTTTTGATGAATTAATAGAGATTGAAAAGAAAGAAGAAAAGAAAAAATTAATAAAAGGAACTATTATTTGTAAGGCTAAGAAGTGTAATAATTATTTATACAAAAATCATAGCCAATCAAACAGAGAGTATTGTTCAGATTGTTATTAGAAAGGAGGTAAGAAAGATGGAAAAAGATAAATTAGATTTAATTAAAAAAATAATTACTTTAGTTGACACCAAAGAAGGTCTTAAAAAAATAGAAGATACAACCATGCAAGTTTTAAGAACTCAATGGGATAAGGATGAAAAAGACAAAGTAGAGTTTGAAAAATGGAGAAAGGATAAAGATAACGAAGACTCTAACTCTGTATTTCCAATAGATATATCCTCCTAAAATGAGTATGGGGGCGTGGTAGTGTAAGATATCATGCCCCTAGTAATCTTTAATGTAGCCTTGAGGTAATATTAATTTTTCCTCTGTATTAGGTTTTAAAACTACCCTTATTGATGTGTCTTTTGGATTATTGCTTTCATGAACTTCAATTCTTTTAATTTCTTCTAAATAACCCTTAGAAGTCATGATGTAAATTCTAGCATTACTGACTGCGTTTCCCCTCATACCGTTGGATCCTTCAGTGAATTTATCTAGGTACTCTTGTAAGTGCTTTACGAACATCTTTTAACTCCTTTTTAAGCTTATTATTAACTTTTTCTAGTTTTCTTTTATCTAATTTTAATCTTTCTATTTCTCGTTCTAAATTAGAATAGACCACATTTCCCTTGTAAACTTTCATTCTTGACTTTATAGGAGAGTTACCCTAAATTGTCAACTTATGGGCGTACCTAAGAGATTAACTGAAATGCAACAAAGATTTGCAGAATTCCTGGTTTTCGGTGATGAAAATGGTCCAGTTACAAAAACTGAGGCGGCACTTAGGGCAGGTTATTCTCCAAAAAGAGCTAGACAAGAAGGTTCGGAGCTCACCAACCCAAGATTGTCTCCACTCGTAGTGAAACATATTGGAGAACTAAAAGAAGAAAGATTAAGAAAACATGAAGTGACTTACGAAGGCCATGTTGCAGAACTTGCAAGATTACGAGAGGCAGCACTAAAGAAAGGATCGTTTTCATCAGCAGTAAATGCTGAAGCTAATAGAGGAAAAGCTGCAGGATTGTATATCGATAGAAAAATAATTAAAACAGGTAAGTTAGAGGATCTATCCGAAAAAGAATTAGAAAATAAAATGAAACAAATATTAGAAGATTACGAACCAATCCTTAATGCAAAACAAATAGAAGGTGAAGTTATATCTTCTGAATCTTCTTCACCCACTGACGAGGAATCATAGTTCGATCCCCAAAATTAATTCCATCCTCATCTTTGTCGTATGATGCAAATAATTTTATAGAAATTTTATCTTTAGAGTATAACCAACCTTCATTAATGGGTTTAGCTAATCTCATCTTATTAAATTCTTTTTCACTAGCCCAGCCAGAATCACTTACGCAATCGACCCACTCCACTCTGACCTTCTGAAAAGGTATATCAGGAGTTGTCTCAGTGGTGATAGCTTTTCTTCTTTTCTTAGGCATGTATAGGTTTATATCACAGATTGATTAATTTAAAATATTGTTCGTGCGCGCGATAGCGATTTTGTATTGGTACATATTAATGTGTACCAAAAAACAAAAAGTGTACCATAATTTGTCCCATAAAACGCTATATTTTATGCTGAAAAACGATCAAAAGTACACAAAGTACACTTTATTTCATGAAATAAAAAAATTTTTTTTAAATCTGTAAAATAATACTATAGTAATTCTTTTTTTGTCTCTTTTTTGCTATAATGTAGCTCAATAACCGCTAATTTATCATGGGATTCGGACATTTTTTGTAATAATTTGTCAACTTCTGCCGTAATATCAGGGTGTTCAGGTATCAAAAGCTCGTGTTCACTGTAACATTTTATCTTGTATTTTGCGTCTTCTATCTCTGCATTGTACCTTGCAGTTAGAACTTTTTTTAAATTGTCATTCATTTTTCATGTCCTTCATCTTTTGGTACATTTTTTGTAGCTGAAAAATACCACATTTACCAACATATTCTTTTACTTCTTCTCTCATCTCTTTTTGGGCTTCGTGAGCCTTGGCCTTATTCTCTTGCTGCACTTGATCTATACCCCATCTTGTTTGATCCGTCATAGCTTCCTTTCTAACTCCTTTAAGTATTCTTCGTTTTCTTTTTCCGTGTTGTGTTGTTCTTTCTCATCAAACTTGAGCTCATGATACATGTCCAATCTCTTCAAAAACTTATGTTTATAGCTCCTTAATTCATGGTCCGTGATTATAAATTCTTGGTAATATAAATCTGGCGTACACATCATGATCACACCTTGACGGATCTGGGACCCGTGAACGTGGTCGTGTGCCATGGCATATGCAGCAATTTGTAAATAGTAATCTTCAACCCATTCTTTTCGTTTAGGTCTGTTAGATTGCTTGAAGTCTACAATAGATTCTTTACCATTATGACTACAAACGAGGTCAGTAGACCCAGCATATAACCCAGGATAATACAAAGTGACTTCCGAGCCGTAATACTCTTCAACAGGTGTAAGACCCATCTCAATAATTTTATCGGCCATGGGACGCGCCTCTTGTCCAATCCTCGTAAGATCAACGATGTTAGTTCCGAGTACATGATGTTCCAAGAATTTGTGCATAGCTGTCCCCCGACTACTACTATAGTTTTTGATTCGCTCTGCTTCTGCTTCTCCAACTTTGGCCTTCCATTGTTTTAAAAAATCTTGGTTTTTGGTGGCTCCTAATATCGTAGTAACTGACGGAAGTCTAGAACCATTTACATCATAGGTCCTTGATCCGTGTTCATCGATTTGTCTACCTCGAACATATTGATACTTATTACTGTGCTTCATACTCTTCTCCGTTTACCAAATATCGTTCTCCAAAACCAACTTCGACATATAGAAATTACCGTAAAGATTACAGCTATATGGAAGCTTTCAAGAACTGTTGGGTACATATCAAAAAATGGAAAAATGAACAACTGTATTAGTGTCGATAGCAGCAAACCACTACCCACATCGATGCATGTTTCAAACAAATGTCTCATTCCTTAACTAACATTCCTTTCTTAATTTGATTTAAGGGCGCTGAGTCGTGGACATTGCCACTGACTGATACTCTCACACAATCAGAGTCAAACGGACTAACCCAATGTTTCAACCACGCAGGAAAGATAAACATCTCACAGTCTTTAGGAAAGTAAGACATATAAGTAATACAATCTCTAATTCCTTCACCATACATAAACTGTATGCCTCCGGGTCCGCAAGATTTACCACTATACTTTTCGTTTTCTTTCTTCAAAGGATCAGGCACGGATAGATATATTACAAATGATAATTTACCATCATGATCGTGTGGTGGGTTAAATTCATATTGACGTTGAAAATTACACCAAAGAGCCGTTAGTGCGTATTCTGGTTTTGAATCGTAAAACTTTCCTTGATACTTTTGAAACATTTGATCATAAATACCTAAGTATGGTGCAAGATAAGGTATAATTTTATCTCTAGACTCTTGAGTATAACCTATTTCTTTTTCTATTTGACCCGCAAGTTTGTGTCTATAGTCTTCTTTAGATTTTTTAATCTCACTTAATAACACTTTTTTAAAATCATCTTGTATCTTAAGTTTTATGACACAAGGACCCCAATTAAAAGTTCTGACTTCTATCTGTGGGTTATTTTCTTTTTTCTTTTTCTTTGACATTGTGTTCTCTCCAAAATTTGTAATAATTAAAATCTATTACTTCGTTTTTTGTTTTAACTTTTATTTTTTTCTTAGCGTAATGAGCTATTATTTTTTGTATTCCATCTAACTTTATGTGAGCAAAAGGCCATAAAAGTTTAGAAACATAATAAGCATCACGGTGACAACACCTCCAACGCCATTGTTTTTTCCAAGTTTTTGAGTACCTTGTCTTATATCTTTTCTCTCCAACAGTTCCAACTCCCAAAGTTTCACAAACCCAAATTAAAATAGATTGATCTGTCATTGCCATTTCCATTCTAATTGACCAAGTTGGATAAGGTTTAATGTTATGCTTTCGTTGACGCATGTATTGTTTGTATTGAATATGTCCCTCGCCATCAAACAAACCAGCTATATAAGCTAAATTCTTTTCTTCCATTAATTTATGCTTCGGCTGCTATTACCGTTACCAACAAATTGTTTGGATGAAACAGTTTGATAGACTTCTCCTTCTGAATCACACGCAAAACATTGGTTTATCTTATCTTTCCCATCATGTCCTTTCGCTTTAATGTATCCGTTTCCTTTACAAACGGTACAAATTATTCTTTTAATCCGATTTAGTTTTAATTTTACCATTTAATTTTCTCGCTTCCTTGTTTGCTAATACTTCTATTGTTTTTGATATAGACAATTTGCCGTCGGGCAGTAATACTTTAGACAACTTCTCTAAAATAGAGTATGTTTCTTTTTGAAGCGAAACATTTTTATATTTATTCATGTCTGTCATGCTTGTTTCCTTTCATAATTAAATAATTTATAGTTTATAATGTAGGATTGTCAATGAAATTTATTTTATTAATGGTTTTTTGTTCGGGGGTAGTACAGAATGAATGTAAAGTTATACCTACTAAAGAAAAATTATTTGAAGATTACCATAGCTGCATAGTTTATGGTTATGATTATTCGCATAAAATATTAACAGAACTTGACCCAGAATGGGTTAATAGTATGGAAGTCTATACAAAATTTTCGTGTAAAGTTGACAGGGTAATTTAATTATGTTAGTGAGGTTTTATCTTCTCATCATCACCTATCCTTATTTTTCCCTCTTTAGGGTAGGTGTTTCTTGATCCCAGATCCAAAACATAATAATAGCGGGTAGTAGTAAAAGACTACTTACAAATACAGCCAATAAAATCACCTGTTCCATCCTTCATCACATGAACATTAAATGGTGGTTCATGATACGTGGTTAAATGTAATCGTAGTATGTCACATAAATCAAAACAATCAACCTTAGATATGATTTCAATTCCTTCCATCATTTGTTTTGTAACACTTATCAACTGATACATTCCATCGTTTAATATTATTAGATCCATAATTCTTTCTCACTTCCTTGTACCACTGGTCCTTGTACCGTGGTTCTTTAGTCTTGTTATATAAATTAGCTATCTTGTCTAATTGGCTTTGAGTAAGCATTCGTTCCCCATCTTATAATATTTCTAAGACCTGGTGCACTAACTTGTAAGTCTACACCATATGGTTTCCAAGCTCGCTTCATTAAATTTAACTCTAACAAAAATGCACTGTATTGTTTGGGTGTTGCACCTTTTGGTTTGATAGTTATTATCTTTTCTTTAGCTGCCATTACTCTCCTTTCTTGATATCAAATTATCTCCATCTACCATTATAATATCATGTTTGTTAGCCAACTCCTTAGCTGACGGACTAAATCTAGATGAAGTTATAAACATTTTAATTTTTTTATAGTTAGATTGTTCTTCGTCACAAGCTGTTTTGAAAGCCCTCATCTCATTAGGTGGTATAGGTGTCTTCCAATGTTTACATTGAACCATTAGATATTCTGTATCTAAGTTATCTAATACTTTCATAGCCCTAATGTCTATACCTCCGTCATAGTTTTGACAAGTCTTAACCTCATAACCTAATTTTTTAACATAATCCCTACAGTATTCTTCAAAACCAAGTGGACCCAACTGATCTATCTTTTCAGCTTCTGTTAACTCTCTGCTGTCATAATAAAACAAACCATTTAAAGCAGTGTTTCTATAACGTATTTCTCTTTTCGTCATGTTGCTGCCCCATTCGGATTCTCTAACAAATGTATGTCCATCAGGTATCCATATATCTAATCTTTTAGCTAACAGTAATTGTTTCTTAGATGGTTTTTGATCCGTTACTAAACGTCTAATATGAGCTCTTCTTGTGCCACTAAACTTTCTACTTTCATCAAAAAAATCTTTTTCTTTTTTTACCTGTGCAGCATGTGAGCTTCTTCTGTATCTAACTTTAGGAAAGTAAATATGATAGACAGAGTCAGTTTTACAATTACTTGGGGTTTTTCTACCTCTGTATTGCATTGTACTATCTCTTTCAATCAATACCTTTGCATCTCTGATACATGTTGCAAGTTTTGTGTAAATATCTTGAATACAATCTTCTGAATAGTTCTCATTTAGTTTTAAATTATTCCATAAAAAGTATTTAAAATCTCTTTTTTTCTTATCAAACACTTCAAAGAAATATCTTTCATTATCATCTGATATAACAATAGTAATATAATCTTGATATTCTCTAAACTTAATAAAACTAAACACCATGTCATGCAGTATTTCAAACACACCATCATAAGGCATTGTATAACCCAATGAACTATTCATAGCTTCTTCTATGATATGTTTGTTTTTAAAATCAAACGAACGTTGGTGTTTTTTTGCTTCTTCCATAAAACCATCATAGTCCACCGTAACATCTAATTGATCTACAACTATTTTATCACTAGGCTTTGCATCATTAACAATAGTTGAATCAATCATACAAAGAGGAAAGTTGTTTACATTTAAAACATTAAATATTAATTCTGTGACTTCTATTTTGTACCAAAATAATAAACAATCTGTTTTAGATTTAGTATCGTATTTTATTTCTCTACCATCACAAAGAGTTAATCCTTCATTTACGCAGTAGTATAGTAAGGCAGCTTTAACTATAACTTTTTTCAAATAAGTAGTGATTCTTTTTTCGAAAGCTAAATCATCTTTCTCACCTGCTATATCAAAAATATCTATATGTTTTTCATGGTTAAATATTTCTTGCATGTAATAATTTTTAATTTTATCAAAGGTATTTAATCTTCTTAATTCGTCAAAGAACAAGGGTTTTTCTAAAAGATTTTTAGGTTCCTCTCTTCTAGATTTTGAATCTATGCTTGTACAATGATACTCATTATACAAAGCTAAAATCTCAACAGCACAACTAGTTTTTAAACAGTCTTTTTTTGAAGTCTCGTCAACAATAATATCTTTTATAGGTTTTTCTTTATTATCTTTTAGTTTAAGAAGACCAATAAATTCTGTGTCCTTAGTTCTTTTAATAAAAAAATCTTTAAAATCTTTTGGTGGATTATACACAAGTGTTTTGTAATTTGCTGTTCTTAAATATTTTAACAATTTATCCATTGCTTTATTATTTTTAAAAACAAGTCTTGCTGCAGTATTTTTAGATACTTTAGGTTGAACTACATATACTACAACTTTCTCGTCAAAATTTTTATGGTTCCAATCTATTTGACCATAATTAGAAAATGATTCCTTAAATATATTAAAAACACTTTTACCTGCGGGAGTTGTATTTTCATCTCCAACCCCGGCTATTTCAAAAAACGCACAACCTTCGTTGCCTTTTAAAGGGTGGTTAACAATAAGGATCCCATCTTTGTAATGTTTTGCAAACAAAGCACCTTTGTACATAGGTTCATCAACATATTCTGAGTAGTCAACATTTACTATTTCAGGCACCCATAAATTTTTTATGATATGTCCATCACCTCTTTCTTTATTTAATTTAGTTTGTTCGGCTATAAAGTTAATCATTTGTAGTGATTTTTTCCTACCAACTTTAGGTAAAATAAAAGCAAAGTTTTGACCATCTTTTAGGTTATCTCTCTCTTCCATTCTTTTAGAAAAAGTATCTCTACTACCAAAATGATCTTCAAACTTTTTTAAGTTCTCTTCACTCTTCTCATGTCCCTTAAAGACTTTACTCTCCCACCATTCTTTTACATATTCGTGCATAATTATTTCTCCTGTATAATTTTAATTTATAGGAGATTATGTGATATATGTCAACCCTGTCCTTTGTAACGAAGCTGTTTTTGTTGTCTTTTCTCGCTTTTATTCTTGTTTTTCTTGTGTTGGCGAGCCCCTCTTTTCTTAGGTTTATCACGAGGTGTAAAAAATTTAAAACTTTGTCTAGCCATCTTTTAAAAATTTATCAATTTGAGATTGTACTGTTTTACCCGCTAGGGATGGTAAATAAATTATTTTACCATTTACATGCTGCTCTAAATCTGTACCACAAGTTACACATCTATAGTATTCTCTAGTTATCGAAACCAATAAAGTATCCTCTTCACAAGTAGGACAAACACCATTAACTACCTCTGGTGTAAACTTCCATGTGTATTTTTTTCCTGTCATATGCTTTCTTATTTTTTATCACACGTTGGTGATAACGTCTATCTTTTAATTCTTTAGCCACCTTATTCGAGGATGAGTTTTTTGATGCTTTTGCTGCCATCTATGTTCGACTCTAACTCAGCCATCGACTTTATGCACTGATATTGAATATTATTATTTTTATTGGTTCTCATAGCAATTCTTTTTCCTTTTAAACAATCAGACATAGACTCTTGTATTCTGTGTTCCTTGATCTCTCCATGAACAATCATAAGAAGGGCGATAATTAACTCTGTCATAAAACCTTACCTTTGTTGATACCTTGCTTGATAACATATTTTTGTGTACCATGCTTGCCAGTTTCAACTTCTTTTTTTAAATTTTTTGATAAACTTATTTCTTTATTCTCTTTGTTTATCTGTGCAATATGATCTAAAACTTTTCTATTAATGCGTCCCGTTGCCATTTTGTCTTACCTTATCTTTTAATACTTCGATATCAGCTAAAGCTTTATCCAATTGTTCTCTTAAAAATTCTATATTAACTTTGTTTGTCATGTTCATCTCTTGAGTCTGTTCCATTTTCTCTACGGATTTATATAAATCCTCTATTAAAAAATGTTGTTCTTGATCCGTGGGCACTTGTTCTGATTTTTTAAGTAAATCATTTTCAAACAACTCACGTGATGTCTCTAACGATACCAACCTTGCAGTCAACTCTGTGTATGCGAACACGCCCATTGCTACGAGCACGATTAGGCTAGCTACCGTCTTCATCGGCATCTGCACCCGTGCTTCTTCTCCGATATTTAAAGGTTTATTACTCATTTATTTTTGGTTTTGGTAAAGGCAATATATAATCTTTTGGTGGCATTTTCAAAGTGCTATCCTTCATTATATCTTTTGTGCCCATAAATTTTTTATCCTTGTGTTCAGGTAGGTTTTGATATTCATCTCTTAAATCGTCCCAAGCACTACCATCGGGTCTTTCCTGATTTTCATCATTAATCACTATACCAGAGCATTTCATAACCAGCAAATGGAAGTTTGGATTGTACTTTAAAGTGGGGTTTTTATTGACTTTTCCGCACATTTTCATGAGTTCTAGCTGCTGTTTTAGTTCCATGTTTTCTTGTTGAACAGCTTTAAATTCATCGGTGCAGGCTGAACCTAAATAGTGTCTCCAAGTTAAACGTAATGACCTATCATCGCTAGGGCTATTATAATTATTGTCAGGATTATTGTGTCTATACCTAGACTCCGAGTCTCTTTGATCGATTGATATGCTAAGATCACCAGTGCTACAAGTATTAGTACCATTATTTAGATAGTCATTTCTAGAATATGCTGGACTAGCACAAAATGCTAATAGAGTTAGCATTATAATTAACATACCTGTAAAGTAGTAATTCATCCTGGCAATCTCCATGGTTCATCCTTAATAGTTTATCTCTCTGTTTAAATCTTTAATATCATAAGTGTGTTCTCTAACTTGATCAGCTAAAGTTCTATATAAATTTTCTGCCATTTGCCATGTAGCTTCCGCAGAAGATAATCTTGTATTAATATCTGTAATGTTTTTTTCTAATTGACCAACATCTCTTTCAAGATTAGTTAGTCTTAATTCGTTTTGATTAATAGTATCTGTAAGATTTACAATATAACGTACACCAGTAAAAGTTCCAACTATAACCGAAGCTACAACTGGAACCATTACTATATTTTTTTTTAATAAATCTACTAAATTCATTATTTTATAATTAAAGCTACTATTAAAACTATAAACACAATGCTTTCAACCTTGTGATTTAACCAGTAATGCATAGCCTTATCTTTTATTTTATTAATCATTTTTTTTCTCCTCGATTTCATAGAAGAACTTGTCGGTGTCTTCAGTTCGCCAAGCCCTACTATCTTCAACATTCCATTCAGAAGTCTGCACTTTCCAATCAGGAATATCATCTTTTACAGTAAAAGAAGGTATGTCCCATATACATCTATTGTTAGGTTGTGCTGCAAAATTGCCGTCGTCTAATGCAATTATGTGAGCGCACTTATGCTCGTGCGGGATCTCCGAATGATCAGTGTCTAATATATTACTCTCTGGATGTGCAAAGTCAACGGTAAATAAATATTTACCTGGATGCCATTTTTTATCTTTACCTATATATTTACCAGCTTGTCCATCTAAAATATCCCAACGATGGACAGAAGGATAATAACTAAAACAATTCCAGAGCTGTAGTTCATCAAGTCTTTTTGTGGGCACTCTGGATGCATCAAATCCCTGTTGAATAAACGCGCTAATAGGGAGGCGATAAAATATTGCACCGTTTTCCATAATAGCATGAAATAATATAGCCCTACCTGTAAGAGCGCTAAGACCAAAGATAATACAGTCACTAACTTCTCCAAAACCTTTTTTAAGATCATAAAGATACTCCTTTCTTATTTGTGCATAAGTTGGTGGTATATTTGCATTTAAGTAAGCCATAATTTATCCTCATTTAATATTACCCCAATTTGAACCTGATTCATAGTCCACCTTATTGGGCACTTCTAATTCAACCGCAGACTCCATAATTTCTTTTATCTTATCTGCATTACCTTTAACAGATATATCAAGTTCATCATGTACTTGTATATGTGGTATGATACCCTCCTTATGCAATTCTACCATAGCCTTTTTAGTCATATCAGCAGCTGATCCTTGTATTAATTTATTTAATGCTTTGTAAGTGTAAGCTCTTCTGATCCCTGGTCCGTGTTCCGCCAACGCTGCATCATGAGGCAAGGCTTTGTGTATACCATATTGATTCGGTTCCCATAAATTAAATCTACATCTACGGCCTAACCAAGTTCTTATTCTACCATTATCCGCTGCTTTACGCATAACACTATCCATTAAGGTTTTTACAAAAGGAACTCTGTTATGATATTGTTTAAATAAATCTTTAGCTTTGTCTTCATTAATACCTAATTCTGCTTGTAATTTATTTTTACCCATACCATAGAACAACCCAAGATTAATTGTTTTAGCTTGAGATCTTGGTATGTCTGCCATTTCAGCTACGATCTGATGAAAGTCAGCTTCACCATCTTTATATGCTTCGATTACATCACTTACTCCATATAAATTATCTAATGCTGCATAATGAACTACAAGCCTTGGTTCTTGTTGTGAGTAATCAAAGCAACCCCAAGTGTGTCCTTCTTCAGGTATAAATAGAGATCTGATCATTGGTCCAAGATCCTTGTTACGTGCTGGAATTTGCTGTAAGTTTGGATTAGAGTACGAGAATCTACCCGTCACAGTTCCGCCATTATCTGAACGCAATTGATTTATGTCAGCGTGTATTCTACCTTTATGTGAGTGTTTTAATATGGTATCAATAAAAGTTGTGTGTGCTTTGTTTATTTCTCTAGCACGTGCTATTTGTTTAACAATTGGATGTTCGTGATTTTGTAGAAAGTTTTTGGTAAATGATGGTGAATCTGTTTTCTGTGTTCGTTCGTAATCTAAAGATAGTTTTTGAAAAACTTTCTCAATGGATCTTGCAGCCCATATTTGTGTGTCTATTCCTGTTGCTTTCTTCACTTGTTGCAAGCATTCTTTTTCTACTTGAACTAATTTTTGTTTCAATGCATGAGCTCCTTCAACATCTACACGAACTCCTAAGAAACGCATATCAACGAGGCAAGGAAAAAGTTCAGTCTCTAATTCAAAGATAGAAGAAATCTCTTCTATTAATATTTCTTTCTTCATTTCTTGCCATAATTTTAAAGTTAATACCGCATCTTGTTCGGCATACTCACCAACATACATTGCAGGTAGCTTGTACATCTCAGACTTAGGATCTATGCCCCATTCCTTCGCAGTTTCCTTCAATACAGCCTCATTTTTGCCGATTCCGACATAATCACGACCCAAACTACCTAAATCGTATCGAAAGCGATTCTCGTCCACGAGAGAGCCAGCAATCATGGTATCTACAATCTTTCCATTAATTTTTAGCCCTGCAGCCCTAATAAAGCATACATCGTACATAGCATTGTGAAATATCTTAGTTGAAGGATAGTTTAGAACGGTTCTAAAGTAATTCATTACTTTTTTCTTATCCATATTACCCCCACCTTCGTGATCTATTGGATAATATGCTGACCAACCCTCAACTGCTAAAGCTATACCAACTATCTTTGCTTTACCAGTTATAGATCCTGACCCCATATCTTTTAAACTTGGGTCTTTTGTTTCTAAGTCAATTGCTATCTCATCGTAACTAGATAGATCTTTGAACTCTTCAGGTGGTAACCACTCTGTTTGAGGTTTAAATAATATCTTCATTCCCAATCACTCTCTATTTCAGTAGTCATTTCTTTATCAAACCTTATTTCTTTTAAATAAGGTTTAATCATGTTCCAATATTCTACAGTTGGATAAGCAAAACAATGATCTGATCTTAACCAATGATCAATAGTAGTCTTCTTAATTATATCATCTTCAACTAACTTTTTCTTGTCTAAGTTATTTCGTAAATATTCTAAAAAAATATCTTTAGGAGGTAAGTGTGGCCTTGTTTTAAATTTTTCATCGTATTCATTTATAAGATGTTGATTATCTTTTAAGTGTTCCATCGCTACATCCATAGATAATGTTTTCTGTACAGGTTGTTTAGACTCAGATCTGTTTAATTTACCTTTTAATATTTTAGCTGCGTATTTAAAACTGTTGTCCCCCTTGTCCATCGCAGTTGGAGTTCTGTACATTTTCTTTGGCTCTACTTGTTCTTTACCTTCCATTAACTCTGCCAAACCTCTACCATAACCCTTTGTAGTTCTACCAGGTTCATTAGCCCTAGGAGTCGGATAAAACTTTTTTGATTGCGAGTCCGAACTCTCTTGCGATTTGTGGGACGATTGCGTTACCGAGGGTTTTGATTCTGTTGGCTCTGTTTTTGTCCAATTCATAGGAAATCCCATTAGGAACTCCACAAACGTTGGATTCAGTTTGCCACCAGGTTTGTTGTTCTTCAACACTGTTCTCGGAACTGACTTGTCTCTGCTCGGTTTCCATGTTGGTTGATAACCCATGTCTTTGTGATCCCTTGCTGTTGGTGTTGGATACATTTCCATCGCATCTCTGAGTTTCACTCCCCATCTCTCTCCCTTCTTGTTCTCTCTGAAGAAATGACCATCCTTTATTTGTACATCCTTCGCTGCTCCACCTTCTATGTCTGATGCTGTCGGTGTTGGATACATCTTCACCGCTAGTGGTAGAGGTGTCCCTCCTTGCTTGTACTTCTTCGTTCTCTCCGATGCTGAGTCTTGTGTTGGTGTTGGATACATCTTCTTCTCTTGATATTCCACTACATCGTTCAGACTCGCTCCAAATCTTGTCCCCGTTCCTTTTCGAATTTTGGCGTAACCTTTTTGTGTCTCTATTACTCTCTTCCCTTCTCCACCCTTGTAGTCTCTCTCCTTTGGAGTTGGATACATCTTCATTGTCTCTGGATCCACTTGTTCTCTTAGGTTCGACGGTCTTGTTCTCCCTTTTCTGTGACCCTCCATAATCTTTTTCGTCCCTGCAGCGCTTCTCGGCGGCAAGTAATCCATTGTGTTGGGAGTGGCCCACAATCCAGACTCTGTATCTTTGGTGCCAAGCACCGATGCCTGAAGCTGGAATAAGGAAACATTGGACTTCGAAACCTTCACTTTCCAATTGGTCTTGCACCTGTCTGAGTACCACGCCGTTTTGGAGGTTAATAAGTCCTTGCACATTCTCCCCAATAACGAATTCGGGTTTGATCTCCCTAATGAGTCTAAACATTTCTGGCCAGAGATAGCGGTTGTCGTTTGTTCCTTTTTGTTTACCTGCGACGCTGAAGGGTTGGCAGGGAAATCCTCCAGTAATGACATCTGCTTCGTATTCTTTTCCTTTGACATTTTTTATATCCTCCTCGATTGGTATGTTAGGAAAGTTTTTTTGTAAAACTTTCTGACAGTATTTGTCCATCTCAACAAATTTTACAGTTTCAAAAAATCCAGTAGAGTCTAAGCCTAAAGCAAATCCCCCTATGCCTGAAAATAAATCAAGAACTTTTAGTTTTCTTTCCATCTTTCAATTTTTTAATTTCTAATTCACAATAGTGTATTATTTTTTCTAAGTCTTGTATACCGTTTTTGTTTAAATAACGACAAACATATTTCACAACACATCCTTGAAAGAAAGATAAATCATTTTTTGAAATAAATTCATAAGGCTGTATGGTAAAATTTTTGTAGTGGGATCCTCCGATTTGCTTATCTTGTGGAAACGATTTATTGAATATATCTTTAGATGTCATAACCCCTTTCTGTTTTTGCATAAATTATATTTAGTTCTTTTTTAGCTCTAGTAACCCCTACATAAAACAATCTATGTTCATCATCAGGATTATCTAAATATTTGTAGTATGCTGCATTACTCAAATCAGTTAATAAAATTACGTTATCTCTTTCATTACCTTTTACCCCATGAATAGTTGATATTTTAATCCTAGGATCTTTTGATAAATCTTCTCCATTTTTTATTAGTTTCTGTATTTTTCTAATCTCATCATCTCCCAAATCATCAAAAGCAACATACCATTCATCATCTGTTTTTAAACCATATTTTTCTTTCAAAGTGTCTATGTCGTAAAAATTCTCTTTTGACATATGTTTCATTAATTTTAAATCAACATTCTTACTCATTTTATTGGTTATCTTTTTATAATCATTATAATGTATAGGAGTTCCTTCCTTTAATTTATTCCAATTTTCAATTAAAGAATATATGTTTTGAACTCTGGGAGTTGAGTTTCTACGTTGAAAGAAGAAACCATTTTGATCTAAGTAGTAGGCTATTTTTTCTAAAAATAAATTTGTTCTAGCTAATATTAACCACTCTCCTTTAGATAGATCTACCTTATCTATCTCCCAATGATAATTAACTTTTCCTAAATCTTCTTTAGGTATCCAATTCTTTTCCACTCTATTCTTAACTTTTTTAATAATATTGTTTGCTACATTAAATATGTTTTTGGGAACCCTATAAGACTGCTGCAATATAACTTTTTCTCCTTCTAAATTTATAAAACTTTCAGCGTCTGCACCATTCCATTTATAGATAGCTTGATCATCGTCTCCTGCAATAATAGATCGTTTAGAACTCTTCTCTAATTTTTTAACGATATCCCATTGTATTAAACTTAAATCTTGTGCTTCATCTATAAATATAACTTCAAACTTCGGACTCTCCCCTTTGTCTAAAAATTTTTCTAACATATCAATATAATCAATTAATCCTTTTTGTTTTTTGTATTGATGTAGTTCTTTGCTAATTATATCTAGTTTATCATATGTAAGATTGTAGCTGTAACCATTTTGATTATAGAGATCTAATGGTGATATTCTTTTGTTTCTAGCCAAACTAATTAAGGATATGTATGGATCTTTAGAGTGTAGTATACCTTCATGATCATGGTCATACCTAACACCTTCAAACTCTATTTGAAGATCTCTACCTAGATCTTTGTAATCTTTTTCTTGCATTACGTTTTCTTTTTTTAAACCTAGTATGTTAAAACAAAATGAGTGTAGAGTTCTAAAGTAAGGTAAATCTTTCTCAGTTAAATTAAACTTATCCATAGCTCTATTTTTACCTTCTTGTGCACCGTTTCTAGAAAAAGTAAAATATCCTATCTTACTTGGTTCAACCTTTTCTAAAATCTTCTCTAGTTCATTCATTAAATAGTATGTCTTGCCTGTACCTGGTGGTCCGTAAATTATCTTTCTCATTAGTAGTTATCCTTGTTAAAAGTTTTTTGTTTATATGTTTGTATTTTTTTATCAAATCTAGCTACCACAAAAACAGAAAGCTTAGTCTTACCAACCCTTTTGGTAAAACAATGTAAGTAATCTTTTAACATTTGTGATGTTCTTTGATACTGCACCTTCCAATGTCTACGAGTAAGATATTGATGAAAAAAATTGTCGAATACAAAGTAATGATATTCATCTTTTGTATATGTCCCACCATTTTTAAGATCTTCAAAATCATCTTTTTTGACTCTATTCAAACAGTAGTCTTCTAAGTAATTTTTTAATATGTCCTTGGTCCCTGTTCCTTCAGCAGGCTCCGTTATCTCAGCACCTTCTAGAAGAATATTTGTCTTTTGTTTCCATTCATTTGTCTTAAGTGTTGGTGGATTAAATCTAAGCTGCTTGACACATTCTTCTTGAAACAAGACTTGATTAGTTAGATGTTTTGCTGAGTCTAGATATAGTCTATCTCCATCTACATTCATATAATAGTAAGGCTCTTCTAAATTAACAACTTGTAAATCAGTTAAGCTAGGAAACATTATTTCTTGACCAATACCAAACTTTCTAGTTTTGCATAATTTTTTATCGCACAAACTACACATTGGTTGATCGTTACATTTATAACCCCAATCTTTCTTATCATGTTGTTTAGTTATTATGTTTACTTCAGTGTCAGACAATGGTTGTTCCATTGCACCTTCGTTAAATATTACTAGCTTAGACTTCCAATTCTCTGGCCACTTAGATTTTGCATATACACCGTAATGAAATAAAGCATTATTTCTACCTCCTTCACCCACTCTGTTTTGCATCATTAGTTCTATACATGGTGGTCCATCCGAGTAAGGTGTTTCAGGTCTTTTTACTTTTAACTCTGATAATTGTTGTTCGGTAATTTTTGTTGTTTCATACAACTCAAAAAAGTTTAGAAGATTAACGGACTCAGCATTATTATTAAAGCAATATCTTACTGTATTATCACCATTAAAATATGGTAAATTTAAAAAATTTCCTGTATCATCTTTGGATTTTAATTCTCTTTGTTTAGGAAAAACTTCTGATCCACCATAACCTAACACAGATCTAATTTCATTTAGTTTATCTTGCATCAAACCAGCTGATACATAATCTTCTGTAAATATAAATACATGAGCACCACCTGACTTAGATCTAAATACTAACAGTGGTAAACTGAGTTCTTTTATTTTTTTAATTAATTTTGCGTGATCAAATCCTGCATAAGAGTCTATATCTATACAACCCCATCTACATTTGTTATCATCATTGATTGGTATAACACCTAAACTCTGTGAGCCTTGTAAATGATTTGACCAATGCTCATCTGTTATAATTTCTCTTTTAACAAAAGATTTACCTTTTATTTTAGATCCATTACCATTTGATTCACCAACAATAGTGACACCATGGGCTCGATTTAATCCTTCAAATATTTCTATAAACTTTCTAATATTTTCCATAGCTTTTTTAAGTGGGCGGATCCACGCTAGCTTAACCGCCCACTACCTAGGATTCTAGTAGTTTGAAGAGCCTTGTTTAGCAGGTTCTTCTGAGCTATGTTTTGCCTCGATCTCACCCTTACCTACACTTAGAGCAAAGTTTTTAGCCATATCGTAGATACCTTTGTCTGTGACAGGACCAACTTTTTCTACATCCCAACCAAACCATGTTCCTTTGTCATTAGACATTTGAACAGTTTTTAGTTTATAAATGTGACTGTATGTAGGCGGAGTAAACAAACCGTTTTTACCTTGCATTTTTAATCCCATCATCATTGAGTTCCATTTTCTACTTACTTTAAGTTGAGTAGACTTCATAGAAATCAAAGCAGATTGTGGGGTATCACCTAGCTGCAACACAAAATGACTAGCAGTGTTATCAAGATAGTTACCATTTGGTAATCTATCCTTATACGATTTGTCCCTAGTGGTTTGACTAATTATATCACTATCTGCATCATGTATTGCTACAGGTGCACCAGTGCTTTGTCCTCGATCTTGCCACTCGATGTACTGTCTTTTATAATGACATGGTACAACGTTGACCTCATCGAAGAGTTGATTAGTAACCGTATTTATGATTTTGCCGGGTTCAGCGCCCTCGACATATTTACCATCTCTTTTGTTAACCTCTGGAGATAGTTGTCCCAAAATTTTTAGGAAAGGTAAAGCAAGATCTTCTTGCGCTATATTTTGAGCACCTTGATTTGCATCAGCTTCAAACAAGTTGACTGCTAATGCTCCTTCTTTTTTCTCTGTTACTTGGTTCATGTTTATTTGTTCCTTTTTATTGTTGTCTTATTCTCTGAGAATACCCCAAAGATTTCCGTTGGCATTTCTTTACCCGCCTCAATACGCTCACGGACTAGCGCTTTCAAGGTCATGGGTTCTACCTTCATCTTTTGTGTCGGTTGGAACCCTTGACCCTTCGCAAGAGCAGCATAATCTGCTGCCTTGTTATCCTCGTTACGACCAAATGATACCAAGATCTCGTTCTTAATAATATCACCTAATCCATTGTCCCGAAGCCAGTTAAACGCCATCTCTTTATTTGCCTCTGTAATAGAAGCACGATATGTCGTCGAAACTTTTAAATGTGATCCATCATGCAGTTTTAATTCTGCAAGACCCATTTCAGACATCATAGTTGGAATGATGTCACCAGAAACTTTTTGTATTTCTGATTTTAAATTTTTAGTATTCTGTTCTTGTAGCTCTAATCTTTTATGTAAAGATTCTAACTTTTCAACTTGATCTGCAAGAGACTGAATGTTTTCAGTTTTCTTCATTGCATCTTGTTGGTCTTCTTCAAAATTAATTGTCATCTATTTCTCCTCTTTCATATAAGTTTATTTCTATTGGATAGTATTTTCTTTCTTGCTTATCCCACTTTAATACATTGTATTTACCGTGAGTAATATCAGATACAATAGAACATGCAACACCAATGATTGCAGGATCTCCTGTAAGTAATAAATAATCTTTTACATGATAATCTTTTAAACCTTGTCTTAACTTATAAATAAGTGGACCTGGAGAAAAAATCATTTGAGAAAATTCTGGTAACAAAAATTTAAACTGTCCATATTGAGACGCACCCATGATATTAATTTTGGGATTGCCTGCTTGTGTTCCAGGAATATGTTGAATAACATATACGACAGGCGTATGTGTTTTCATTATTTTTTCATACTCTATACTTTCTGACATTGACAAAAGATATAGCATCGATTATATAGAAGTCAATACAGAAAGAAGTAAATATTTATGAATTATAAATTTAAAACAAAACCTTACGCTCATCAATTAACTGCGTTAGAAAAATCATGGAATAAAGAAACCTATGCTTATTTTATGGAAATGGGTACAGGTAAAACAAAAGTGCTAATAGATAATTTAGCTATGCTTTATGATAAAGGTAAAGTAGATGGCGCTTTAATTATTGCACCAAAGGGTGTTGTTAAAACTTGGTATGAACAAGAGCTGCCAACGCACTTACCTAATCACATAGAGTATAAAAATATTTTATGGCAATCAAACATAACAAAAACTCAAAGAGAAAAATTAGAATCACTGTTTGAAATAGGACAAGACTTACATATTTTAATTATGAATGTAGAGTCTTTGTCTACAGATAAGGGTGTTAAATTTGCATCTAAATTTTTAAGTTCTCATAAAACTTTAATGGCTATAGATGAATCTACTACTATTAAAACACCTACAACAAAAAGAACTAAAAATATTATAAGTCTTGGTAAGTGTGCTAAGTACAGACGTATTATGACGGGTTCACCTATTACAAAAAATCCTTTAGATTTGTTTAGTCAATGTGAGTTCCTTGATCCGTGGTTATTGAATTATGATTCGTTTTATGCTTTTCGTAATAGATATGCAGAAATGAAAACTATGTATCTTCATGGTAGATCTATACAGATAGTAGATGCTTTTCAAAATTTGGGTGAACTATCCGATAAGGTAAAAGGATTTTCATACAGAGTTTTAAAAGAAGACTGTCTAGATTTACCTCCTAAAAATTTTATTAAGAGACACGTAGCTCTTACTCCAGATCAAAAAAGAATCTATGAACAAATGAAAAAAGAAGCTATGGCTATATTAAATGGTAAAGTGACAACTACCATGACTGTTCTCACACAGTTAATGCGCTTACATCAAATTACTTGTGGTCATTTTACTGCTGATGATGGTTCAACACAATCAGTTGAAAGTAATAGACTTGATGAACTTATGTCAATTCTTGAAGACATAGAGGGTAAAGCTATAATTTGGGCTAACTATCAATTAAGTGTAGGTGAGATTATACAAAGAATAATTAAAGAACATGGTAAAGATTCTTATGTTCATTACTATGGTTTAACATCTCAAGAAGATAGACAAGATAATATTCGTAAATTTCAAAACGATCCTAAATGTAGATTTATTATAGGTACACCACAAACAGGTGGTTACGGTATTACACTTACACAAGCTAATACTGTAATATATTTTTCTAACGGATATGATTTAGAGAAAAGATTACAATCAGAAGATAGAGCTCATCGAATAGGTCAAAAGAAAACTGTAACTTATATTGATTTAATTGCAGAAGATACTGTTGATGAAAAAATAGTAGAAGCCTTACGTAAAAAAATTAACATTGCATCCGAAGTTATGGGTGAAGAACTAAAGGATTGGATATGATTACACCGTTTCACATTGCAGCAGCTACACCAATAAAACTTTTGTTTCCAAAACACTTTAGTTTGATATGGTTTTCAATTGTAAATATACTTATAGACATTGAGGTTGTTTACTATTTTTTAACAACTGGTTATCCTAGTCACAAATTCTTTCACACTATTTTAGGGGTATCTATTATAGGGTTTGGCTGTTTTTTTATATCTGTTTTATTTAAACAAAAAAAGTTACCAAGTTTTTTAGGATGTATTATTGGAGCATACTCTCATCATGCGATAGATTATTATTGGTACAATTGGGGGTTATATGGAATGTATTAATAGTTAACCTACGACTTTTCCACCCTTCCATTCCATATCTGGAAGGCCTTCGGTGTATTTTTTCCCATCAAAAGTAAGAACTTGTTTTCTGTTTGAACCTGATTCGTGATAACTTATGTGAACCCATCCCCCCGCAGGATCATCCTTGTCGTAATACTCCATGATCAATTGATCAAAATCCACGTTATTTTGTAGCCAGTAAGCTGTCTTAATGTTGGGCACGCCAAATATTTCTAGGTCGACCGCTTGGCCCTTGGCATGCTGCGAAGTCTTTTTGCTGCCGATCGCTTCACATAACGCTTCTGAGCGGTATCCGCTGGTAATTGTCACAGCTTTGTCAAAGTGTGCACGTAATGGTTCAAGTACCTCATAACATAGATCACCTAAACTTTTGATCTCTCCTGCTCCTGGTGTGTTGTCTATACCCTTACGTTGAGCAGTCATAGAATTGGTCATTTCTCTTAAAGTAAAATGTTTTGAAAGTTGCATAAATTTTTTTATTTTGTTACGTCTGTTAGTAAAGTTATTAGGACAGCTCCCATACCTCCAACTATCCAATATTCTAATCTTTTAATTCGTTCTTGCATTTCTTTTATTTGGTCAAATGTTTGTTTCTGCATAATTCTACATAACTTTTCATGTGATTCTATTTTTTGTAATGCAGATTTTTTAACCATTATGACCTCATTGCTATTTCTTGTTCTGACGGAGATAGTAAAGCTCTTTCCGTACTACTTAGATTTTTCATAATTCCTGTATTATCTGGTGCTTGAGCCAAGAGACTTGTATTAACAGCTTGTGGTGGAGGCACACTACCTGAAGGTAATACAGCTTGATTAAATCTATTATCTATTTCAGTATTTTGTGCCAATAGATTTTCAGCTTCATTTACATCTTTAGTATCTTGAGTTAATTGTTGTGTGTCTACAAAATCAATCATGTTAGGTGTGAATTGATCGTCTTCAAAAAATCTTTCGTCAAATATATAATAACCAAATAATCTAGTAATAATTTGTTTTGCAGCTTTTGAATCTTTTTTTACAGTTTTTAATTTTAATAAATCTTCTAACCTCTTAGGGTCTGTTATTATTTCTGCTAATTGTTTGTCAACATCTGATCTTACAATTTTCTTTAAAGCAGTAAATGTTCTACCAGCAACGGTAAATTGTCCTAGTCTTGCTCTAATAATATCATTCAATGCAGTTTCAGCTTTACCAATTGTTTTTTGTGCAGATTTTCTTGAAGTAATTTCAAGAGCATCTCGCATCATTTTTAAATCTGTTAAAAATTTAGGATTATCTGCAAATGTTCTTGTTAAAACTTGATTATTATTTTTTAAATAATCTGCAAATTTATCAAACACAAAATTACCTCTATTGTCAGTTACTTTAAATAATAGATCATCTTTGGCTACAGTTTGAAAAGCATTTAATAAATCTTTGTCCTGTCTTAAAATAGTCATAACTTTATTTAAAGTTGTAGGAGATTTATTATTGTAAAGAAAAGCAAATATTTTATCAGGATCCATTGACTCTATTCTACCATTAGTGGTTGTACCTAATTGTTTCATTAACTTATTTCTTTTTACCGCTGTTACTTCTACTTTTTTTGCAAGTTCACCAATTTTTTCAATTTGTTTATATCCATTTTTACCACCAAAAAATGTTTCTAAAGCATATTTATAATCATTTAAAAATTTCTGATGTGCTACCAAATTTATTTTTCCTGTATTTGTTGGGTCAACTATACCCTTATAAGCACCTAAAATTTGTTCTTTATATGTTTGAATTAAATCAGGTCTTTTTTTAATTAATGCATACACATCATCTATTCTTTGTATTTGACCGTTACCTTTTTTAAAAGTTTGTTTGAAAACATCCTCATCTGCAATAACTAACCTACCGTTTTTAGTAGACATTAACTTAGAAATAACTCCTTTATAAAGATCTTTATTTTTAGCATATGATTTGTCTAATTTTAAAAATTCTCTATACCAAATATCATCTGCCCCTAAATCTTCTTTTAACTGATTTTTAACAGCACCTATTAATTTTGATAATGCTCCTTCTACAGGTGCTCCTTCTATTGGTATAAGACCTTTTGAAATATCTCTATCAAATCTTCTTAAATCACTTAAAGTATTTTTTAATTTATTGATACTTATTGTTGTACCTTTTGGTGCATCAAAAAAAGTTTTAATGTTAGGGTATTTGTTAAATAAAGTATTTTTTTGTCTTTGATTTAATTCTTTTACTGCGGTCTTAATAATATCTGTGTTAACTTTCCTACCACCACCTGCTGCAAATAAAGCTGTGTATTTATCTGTAAAAGATTGTTCAAAGTCATCATACAAACTATCTATTACATTTCTAATCTGTGTGCCTGCCTCTTTCGTACTTCCATCAGGTAATTTTATAACTGCATTTGTTAAATCAGTTTCAGCTTTTTCTAAAGCATTTGTTAAAATTTTTTGTTTAGGAGCTAATCTTTCAGCTATCTTTGTTCTAATCATTTTTCCTATTTCATCTGATAAAATATTGTCCTTACCTGATAAACCTTGAAAATTATATTCTTTAGCCATTAAATTCATATAAGTATCCAAAGCCTCAGCTTGTTCTTTGTTAAATGTATCAAAAATTCCTTTAACACCATATTTAGGATTTGTTTCATAAGCATTTTGCAAAGCAAGTAATTCAGGATCATCTCCTGCTTGGCCTAAAGAAAACCTTAATTTCTTTTTAGTTCCTAATTCAACTAATCTATCATTTATTTTTGTAACTAATTTATTAGCTGCCTCGGCATCATCTATTCTACCACCAAATTCAGCAGCATTAATTTTACCAAATCTTCTTATGTCTTTAAACATTCTATAGAGTTTAGGAACTGTAAATCCTGCTGTTGTAAGTAATCCATTCAAAACAGCTAAGTCTTTACCTTCATTTTCTAAGTAATCTACAAACCCTTTTTCAGTTTTATTAATACCATATAAATTATGACCTGCGGCTAATCTAAGTGTTTCAAGTGCTGCACTTGATGCTGCCGAAGTTATTACAGCTCCTGTAGGTCCTGTAGTTCCAGCTGCAAAAAGAGTTGCAGCAATTTCAGGAATTATAAAAGCACCATAAGTTCCAAATTTAGCTAAATCACCTTCATCTAACCCATAAGAATTTAATAATTCATATTTTCCTGTATTAGGATTTAAAAATTCAAGTTCTTCTGTTTCTTCTCCCATTCTAATTGGTATATCTTCTCCAAAATATTTATTTAAAACTTCTTTAGCAGCTATTGCTTTATCAACATCGTCTCTAGCTAAAGCTTGTGCAAAACCAACTTCTGCAAGATTAACATCTGTGTCAGGATTAATCCCTCTCATTTCTGCTATTTCTTTTATATTATATTCAACATCAGGAACATTTAATGTTACTATGTTAAAATTATCATAATATTCTTCTTTATCAAAAGGTTTAGGAGAAAACACATTAACAAAATCTTTAAAACGAACTCTACCAACAGTCTGTAATTCGTCATAAGCTTTATTAATAGTGTCATTATCATTGGAATCTAAATCATTAGTTGCAACTCTATAAGTATCTAAGTTTGCATATTTACCTTCAGGATTAAAAGATTTGTAAAAAGAAAAATAATCGATGTCTGCTTTTGAAGATAATTTTTGATATATAGATTTAGTTAACATTTCATCTGTAATAGGTTTTCCTATTTCAGAAGATTTTTGTTCTAAAGCATCAGCATATTTTTGTCTGTATTCTTGAACATTATTAACTGAAAGTAATGACATAATGTGCTCCTAAAAACTTAAACTGTTTGGACTAATATCGTTATCAACCTCTAATCCTCTAAAGTATTTATTATTATTTACCAAAGCATTGTATTTAACAGGTATATCTTCGTCAGCAACGTTGTAAGCCATAACGTAATTATCTAATGCTTCTGTAGTTGTAAATAGACCAACTCTTTTTAATCCTTCTAAGAAATTAAATTTATTTGAACTTTCACCTATTGATTGTAAAGCTAAATCAATATCCGTAATACTAAATCTACCACCAGGTTCTCTAGCTTTAGCTATAGCATATGCTAAATTTATAACATCTGCTTTTGAAGCAGTTGTTTCAGGAGAATTTAAAAATCTTGTTAATCTTGCATTTATAGAACCGTCATTTTCTAATTGTGTTATACGATCTTCAATTCTTTTGTATCCTGTGTTGAATGTTTTAAGATCTGTTTTCTTATCTTTATTTATAAATTGATCTACAAATCCTGAAACTCCTGTAATAAATTGAACTGTATCTCCCGCAGCTCCTGTAAATGCTCCTCCTTGAATATCTTTTTCTAGTCTTCTAATAATTTTTGCAACAGAGTTTGCTGCTAACATTTGTTGGTCAGCAACTTTTCTATTAGCTGTATCTATCTTCATACTTTCTGCTTTTAACATCATTGCTATATCACCCTCTACAGGTTTGTATAAGTCAGGGTTTTCTAAAATTAAACTTTCTTTTACAAATTTAGCGTTTTCACCAAATTCACCTGTATCCTTATCAAGAACAAATGCTCTTACTGTTCTATCTTTAGGTGGTACAGGAATATATCTTAATTCTTCGTTACCTTTATCATTAGTAAATGTAGAACCAATTATATCTGATTGATTAACAAACACTGTGCCTTTAGTTTGATTGTCGTAAACTTTTACTGGTTTAGTTTTATCTGCTTCAGGAACAGGTTGGAATAACATTTCACCGGGTTTATCTTTTGAAAGCATAGTTTGGATATTTTTTTCAGGTTGAAATTCTATATTACCTGTGTCTACGTTTAAAACTTTTTTAGATGTATAAAATTTATTGTCTCCTCTTTTAGCATCTTCTTCTTTTATTCTTTGATTAATGTCCATTTTAACACCAGCTAATTTTAAATCTCTTTCAAAAGATTTGTTTGCAGCTTGTTCAGCAAAGAATGCTTGAGCAGGTTTTTTAGCTGACTCAGCAGCAGTTGCGAAGATATTACCTCTTGGAGTTGCTGACGCTAAATTTAATCCAAAATTAATTAAAAATTGAGATAGGTCTGGTTTAGTTTTTCTATCTTTAAAAGCTTCTTGTAAAGCTTCACTAGGTAAAAATTTATCTTCTTTTTGACCTTGGAGCATAGTAGCAAGATCATTTAAATTAAATTGTGGTGTATCTTGTTTTATTTCCCTAGTTCCTAATGTTGGAAAATTATCGCTTGGGTACATATCTAATACATTTACAGATCCAGCTTCATTGTACTGTTGTCTAGGTTTATCTAATCCTGATGTGATACCAGTTCCTGCAGAACCTCCCATTTTAAACATAGGTCTTTTTAAAGTTCTATTCATATTCTACTATCCAAATAATGGTCTAGGGTTGAACGCACCATATATACCAGCAAGTGTTGAACCAACACCTAAAGCTGACTGTAATGGTGTAGGGTTAGGAACGTTTGTTGTAGTAGTTCCTGTACCTCTCATACCACCCATGATACCTGTTGTTATATCTGCAAATCTATTTAACTCTTCCTGTGGTTGGAACGCAGCCATTCTTGTAGCTTCTCTTGTTGCATCTCTTTGAGCTTGATCTTGTGCTTGATTAATAGAACCTAACTGACCTAATCTAGTTATGTCTGTTCCTTGTAATCCTTGAGTAGCAGATCCAAGTTGTGCTTGTTGTTGTGCTAAACCAGATCTAAATGAACCTAAACCTTGTGTTGCTCCAGCGAGTCCTGCTTGTTGACCAGCTAATCCTGCTTGCGCTTGGCCAAGACCAAATCTGTTTTGTATATCTTGTTGTCTAGCTCCTTGAGCTTGTTGAAAACCTTGTTGCAAAAGTCCTGCTTGTAGTAATGCTCGTTCTCTTGCTGCCCCTGTGCCAAACTCAGAGAGTTGCACTCCCGCTCGACCACTGCCGAGCGCACCCAATTTTGCTTGTTGATCTCGTAACTGTTGTTCTTGCATTTGTTTATTACGATCAAATTCTGCGAGTGACACATCAATAACTTGTTGTTGATATGGAGACATAAATTGAGATACGTCTTGTTGAAAAGATTGTGCTCCTAAAGGCACACCACCTAATGTAGTTCCTGCTATTCCTAATTGTGATCCTGCTGTTCCTAATTGTCCAAGAGCCGTGGTTCCTAATCCACTAGCAAGTTGTGCTTCTGTTTCTGCTCTTTGTAAAAATGGTTCAAATGATCCCAAACCTGCTTCAGCTCTTTTTTGTGCTTCTAATTGTAATCTATCTTGTGGAGCAACTTTAGGTGCAAGTCCTGATAAATTTTGTTGTCTAGTTGTAAATGCTCTTGCAGCATCTTGTCTTGATTGAAAGCCCGCATCTGTTTCACCAGCTTGTCTTGAAATACCACCTATACCAGTTGTTACAACTGGAACGTTTTGTAATCCTAAAGCTTGTTCAGATAATTTTTTACCTATATCTTCTACAAATGGTGCGGGTCGATTTATTACGGTTTCTGTTGCCATTATATGACTTCTCCTAGTCTTTGTGATGTTTGAAACATTTCTCTAGCGCCATCTAATCCTTGCGATTCTTCTGATACTTCACCCCCGGATTCGAGGTTTTTCATCATGTTATACATAACTTCTGCACCTTTGTCTACATCTCCCTCACCTGCATTTCTTACTGCATCCGCTGTAAATACAAACTCATTTTTGGATAATCTAGCTGGAACATCATCTGCTTTTTCCATACGGCCAATAGGCACAAATCCACCTTCTGCTCTATAGTCTTTTTCCATACCATCCATATCTAATAAAGGCATAACTTTTTTAGCCACAGGTTCTTTACTAGGCATACCACCTTCTGCTAAATTGTAGTTATAAAAATCAAACTCACTACCAGCTTGTCTAGCTGTTGTTGATGGTATTAGTTTTTGAGAGGCATAATAGTCTTTTAAAATATCATCTTTTTCTTCGTCTGTTTTTCCTACTAATAATGGTAATATAGATGCAAGAGTTATACCACCTTTAAATGTCGGCATAAATGATCCACCACCTTTTGTTAAACCAAGTTTTGTAAGTAAACCTTCTTTATATGGAACAAAAGCTTCACCAACTCTTGAACCTGCTTGACCAAGTAAAGTACCCCTTAGTCCTGCAAGACCTTGACCAAAACTTGTACTAGCTAAACCTTTAAAAGGACCCATACCTGCTAGACCAAATCCTGCACCTATTAATGCAGCCTTACCTAATGGTGATTTTGCTATCTTCTTAACACCTCTTACAGCTTTCTTTAATCCTTTTGCTATACCACCTAACAAGAATGCTTCTCTATCCATGTCTGCTAAACCACCATCAGCCATACCTGTAAAATCAAACATAGATCCACCTATACGTGGTGTTAGTCCTGCAAGATTTCTAGTTATAACATCTTCTTGAGTTTCATCTGCACTCTGACCTATGAAACAATATGCTGGTGGGTTAGGTCCTTTACATGGGTCTTGTGGTCCATCTCCTCCATTTAAACCTCTGTCTTGAACTATTTCTCTTTTAAGATCATTCCATTCTGTATTTGTATATAATTCACCTGTATTAGGATTAACTAAATCTTTAGGTTTAGGCATGTCTTTAAAATTTCCAACATTACCAGCAGTGAATAAGTTAGGATTATTTTTTTGTGTTAACATAAACTCAGAAAAATTTTGTGGAACAGCTGTTAATTTTTCAAAAGGATCTCTTGTCGGATCTTTAAATATACTTCTTAATTTATCAATGTCCGTAATTCCTTTAGGTTCATAATCATAAGCTAGTTCTTGAAAGTTTTCGTAATTTATAGGGTTATCTTCATCAACACCTTCCGTTAATCTATCTATTGTAGAAGTATCTGCTCCTTGAGATACTAGATAATTTCTAAAATCAGTTAAATTTTTAAAAGAAGATTGTGTTGCACCAGGTAATCGTCTTGAAAGATTGTAAGCTAATTCTTTTCTTTTATCAAAATAATCTTTTACTATATTACGTTTGTTTTTATCTTTAGTTTTTGTAACTTTAGGTTTTGTTTTAGTGCCACCAGTTAATGCAACTTCATCAACTTTATTAACCCCGTCTCCACCTCCTCCACCGTAAGTTGGTTTTGAATCAGAGGGAGCACCATAGCCTTTTGAAGCTCTTGAATCTACACTTTTTTTATCAGAAGCACCCATATCAGCACCACCACCTTGAAAACCTATACGTCCTCCTTGTGCTAATAATTGTTTTGCTTGTTGTGCGTTTGTTATGGCCATTTATCTATTCTATTTTGTTTCTCCAAATAAATCAAGACTAGGCATGATAACTCTAACATCTTTTCTTATGTCAGATTCTGCAATTCCTTTGGATTTCCAATCAGAATCATCTTTGTATACTTCACCTGTCTTCATATTTGTGATTGTTGTTATAATTTCTTTTGGTTCTATTACTGGTAGATCTTTCATTATGTTGTTATCTCCTTCTTAATGTTTAGATAGCTAACTGCTACATCAAATGAATCTGTATTGCTTGATAGTACAGTTAGGGTATTACCACCTTCAACCACCAAAGGTTGAGTAAGTAATTCTGTTGTTACATTAGCAGTTAAAGCTGCTGACTTTATAGTCGTAATACTGTTGTTTGTAACTGTGACTGTTGGTGTACCAGCTGATGTTACTAATATAGATTTAATTACATATGTTTCACTTACTAAAGGATTACCCGTTCCAAAAGGATTAATAGCACTTCCTGATGTACTGTTGTCTGTTCCTACAAATTTATATTGATTAGCCATTAGTTTATAAAAAAGTTAAATGCTTCAATTTCATCTTTCAATTCTTCTTGAAACGTTGAGTTTAATTTTTCTACAATCGCATCAAGATCTCTTACTTGAGCTTCCGCAGTCTGTACATCATATTCGTTTGATGGTCTAGTTATAACCTGTACAATTTTTGCCATTATCTTCTTCCGTCTGGTTGTATATCTAATCTAAAAGTTCCTAATTTCCAACTTTGATTAGTTGTTGTGTTTGCAATCTTTAATGCAACAGCTCTAGCTCTTGCACGTGTATCTACTTTTTTAGTAGATGATGAAATTGTAAATGGACCCAAAGCAGAACTAGTTTGTGTGTCATTTGGATAATCTCTTAATAAAAATGTAACTTGTGTATCACCTGTTTGAGATAAAAAGTCAGGTACAAATCTTCTTATCTTCATAAGATACTCACCATCTCCTTTAAAAGTTGCCATACCTGTTGATTGTCCTGTTGATGTAGCTCTTGCTTGTGTAATATCATAATCCCCTGATTCAATACTTGCAACAATAGCTGTTGTTGCACCGCCTTGAACTTGATCAGTCCCTGTTTCGTGTTCATAGTATATTGTTCTACCTTCTGTGTTACCTACAACATCAAAAGATGTATCTGTTCCCGCTTCATATTCTGTTGCATGTGGATTACCAAATACTGCGGAGTCTTCCCACATAGTTCTAGCAAGTGATCCAACAGTCCATACTGGTCTTTGTGGTGATGAATCAAAATAATTATATGTAACTTGTCTATTAACTACTGATGATCCTGTTGTAGGATAGAACCAAGTAACTTCTCCAAACAAATTATTTAATCCAGCAGATATCATTTGATTACCTGATTTTAAATTTACATTGTCATAAACAAAATCTTCTACCAAACAAGGAAGTGATTCTAGTTTACCAGCATATCTAAAGAAGCCATTCTCTGACATCCAATAAGCAGCACCATCAACTTCAACACATGCATTTTGTCCTGCAAGTCCACAGTTAGTTCCAACTTGTGCAAATGCAAAAGTAAATGGTTGACCAACAAAACGTTGTGTGAATAACGCTGTATCAGTCCAAACATAAATTGCATCCCTACCTCTAATAGCTCCCATAATCTGTGATCCGTCAGCCAGTCTTTGTGTACCCGCCGTATTAGTTGCTGTAGGCACGTATGTATTTATATCTTCTTGATCTGAAAATCTTACAAACATATTATCTTGTGTTGATGTGTCTCCAATAGTTGTTTCTGTTCCAAAAAATACTAAGTGTCTATCGGGTGTGGATACTAACATGTGTCTTGAAGCTGTTGGTGCACCAGATATAATACTTGCTCTAACTGTTTCAGCATTTGCTGCTGCAGAGTTCCATTCAAAAACAGCACTATCATGAATTAAGCAAATAGCTTTATCACCAAAGTTATCAAGTGACCACATCCCTGGTTCAAGGACCAAGTCTCCTGATGCTGCTTCACCCCATGCTACAAAGTTTGTTGTGCTCGTAACTGTTGCTCCACCACTATGAGCTGCAGCAGAAGTTCCTCTAACTTCTCTTGTAACACCAGTAAGTTCATTACCAGATATACCTGTGTATGAAATCTCTTCATTATCTATTTTTATAAAGTTTGTACCTGCATCTGGAAACTGTGATACATCTCCTAATATAATACCAGTAGTTACAGCGCTGTTGATACCATTTGTTAATGTTGTTGTAGGTTCTCCTGCTGTTTCTCCACCCCAAGATCCAAGTGACCAACCAAAACCTTGAGCTTGTACAGCGGGTCCTACAGGATAATAATGTTGTACTCTTATACCGCCTGATGTTGTTGCACCAGATCCAGATTCATTACTTGTCATTGTAATAGTAATAGTTGTGCTTGATGGTACAGTTGTTACCATAAATTTTTTATCGTTAAAATCTGCAGCTGTATAATTAGAATTAGTTATTGTACTAAAATTATCTAATAGAATTATGTCTTGCTCCCCTATATTATGAGGACTAGAAAAAGTTATTGTAACAGTCGGTGATCCGTTGGTCGTGCTGAATGCACTAGTAAGCGTTGTTGTAGATTTGATAGGATGTATGTCATAGAATACACCACCTGAATATGCATATAAAATTCTGTTTGTACCGATGATTGCGTATTTTCTAGCTTTACTATTTACAAAATGATGAAGTCCTCTACCTGCACCAGTAAGAGCATCGTCTCCTAACTGTTTCCATCCACCTATTTTTTCAGGTGTACCATATCTAAAACGAACGTTATCACAGTCAGTCCATTGACCTTCTGCTCCAGTAGGTGTTAGTTGTTTATTAATACCTGGTTGAAAACCTATCTTTTGTAGCATACGACTCCATTATAATACTATTTTACACCTGAAGGTAGACCTAACTTAGCTCTTCCATCAAATCTATTTTTATCAGCAAATGGGCCGTTTACATGATTATAATGTAGAAATACTTGACCGCAAATGTTCCCGTCAAAAGGCTCTCGCCAATGTTCGAGTTCGCAACCACTATATACTAACATATCCCCTACTTCAAGCAAGACTTTAGTACCCGCTGGAGCATTGGGTTTTACAATATTTTGTCTTTCATTAACAACATTATCAGCACCTGTACCATCTATAAATATAGGCCAAGGATCACCACCTAGATTAAGTGTTGTAGATATCTCACAAGATGGTCTATCTTTGTGTCTATGTAAACAATCACCTTTTTTATAAGCTCTAGTGTAAGAATAAGTTGGTATCAAATCTAGTCCTGTATGTTGTTTCATAACAGGTAACATTTTAACTAGTAATGTATCCATTACAAAATCACCATAAC